TAAAGCGTTGCCGCTGATTGATGGTAAAGGCTATTGTTATCTTCCGGTCACCACTGGGAACGCTCCGGCTGTTACCTTTCCGACTATTGGAGCCAACGATGACTTCGTGTTAGAGATGGATGTTTATTTAGTTAGTGGCACTAATCTACACTTTTTGAGTGGAGCTAACGCAGACCATAGATTGGCAATTTACAACGGTTCTTTCTACATTGGCGGTTTTAATGCTTCTTTAAGTTCACCTTTAGCTTTAGGAGTTTCAAATATTAAAATTGAAAGGACTTCTGGAACAATCACTCTGAAACAAAACGATGCTGTGATAGCGTCAAGGGCTAGTAGCTCGGCTTTAACTTTTACACACCTTTCTTTCAACGGTCAGTTTTCAACAAGTATTCTTCCACTAAACGGATACATCCAGAAAGCCACGTTATCTATCGGCGGCACTGAGCAACTCAACATCGACTTCACGGCCATTGGTCGCCACGGGGACACCAAGATAAAATGCGCGACTGGCCAAGTGGTAACAATCAACCAGTCCGGCAACGACCCAGCCACGATTATCAAGAAGCCGGTGTTGCGGTTTGCTGGGACTAATAGCGCGATTGGAGGTCTTTTAAACCAAACAATTGATAGCGGTTATTTCTTTGCAGCGTTTAGTGTGCTTGGTAATGGGGGTGAATCGACTTGTCGCGTGTTCGCGATAAATTCGACTGGTCAGGCAGGACATGACTCAACGGGTTTTATTGTAAGTGCGCGTCTATCTACCGATGACATTGCTTCATACTACGCAGGTTGGAAGACACAGCATGACGGGATGTTTGACGATACCAACGGTGATATATTACATGAGATAAAATTTCAAGCAGGAGCGCAAAGAAGTCGGGCGAACAACGCTGACGAAAGAAATAGGACCGACACAATGGACCAAATAAGCGCAGAAGAATATACCATCGCAGCGGCTAGTTTAGCCGGAGCAGACTCTGCTAACATCGACCTAGAATATCTAGCACTCTTCCCTGCAACCATCACCGACGCCCAAGCTGACTCAGTTCGTAATTATATTAATAATAGGAACAACGTGTTTAGTCTCATTGACTCACAAGGCTACTATTTCTTTGACCCGCAAAAAGCTACGTTCACCGGAAACTTCACCAACTTTGGTGGCGGTAACCGTCTCGACGGCTATATCACTGGCTCTGATAACGGTGATACTGATGTTAGAAGCAACTTGACGCTTATTCAAGAGACACAGAACGACCAACCTTCGACCGACGGCTACACCATCACCTTTAATGACGCAGCGGAACACCTTAATTTTAAAAACGGAGTATCACAACCATTAGCTGGCTGGCAAATCGTCGGCACGTCACTCGGCACCTTTGCGTATCGCGTGGACAACGATGCGGTCACTGAGTTAAACCTTTTGGGTAACGCTGGCGTTATAAGGTCAGTCGGCGACCTTTACGGAATTATCTTGTTACCCGCGTCAGCAACTGGTGCTGATATTGAAGAGGCTCGCAAACTCTTAATTGATAGAGGAGCTTCAGATGCCGTAAGCGCGAGTAGTGTCCAACAGTTTTGGCAGAGCCGGAATGATATTGTTGAATTCAAACAGGTAGACACTTCAAGCGTCACCTCATTTAAAGAGGGCTGGCGATTCTGTGCCTCTCTTGAAATCTTTCCTCCACTTCAAGCTCCAAATTGCACGAACTTTTTAAACGCATGGCAAGGCACTTCGGCCCTAACATCATTCCCGAGTGGCGCAAAGCTCGGCACGAGCGCCAACAATGTGAACTTTACGAGCGCATGGCAGCAAAGTGGACTTACAAGCTTTCCTCCGCTCGACCTAAGCACTGGCACCAACTTTGCGAATTCTTTCACTTCGTCACCTTTAACATCATTCCCCGCTGGCATAAAAATGGGAACTGCGGCCACTGGGGACGTTCAGTTTACTGATACATGGCGTGACACTACACTGAGTTCTTTCCCTGCCTTGGACCTTGGTAACGGTAAATTTTTCAACGGCGCGTGGAGGGATTGCCATGAACTGACCTCGTTCCCCTCAGACATAAAACTTGGCACCAATAAAACAGGAGTCGGCTTTGTAGACGCATGGCGAGGTAGTGGGCTTACGAGTTTCCCTGCTTTGGATTTAAGCACTGGCACCGATTTTAATCAGGCGTTTTTTCAGGCAACATCGCTTGAGCAATTTGGGCAATGTGATTTCTCAAACGCTTCTAGTTTTGATTTATGTTGGTATTATTGCAGTAGCCTAACGACCTTTCCTTCAATGCAGCTTCCGAGCGCAACAAGTCTCAACTCAACTTGGATGGGGTGTAGTTCATTAACGAATTTTGGAAAACTTGAAGCTCCAAACGTCACAGTATTTAGGTTTACTTGGAGCGGCTCGGGCATTACAACCATTGAGGATGGGACATTGTTAGGAACTTCGGCAAGTTCTGTTGATTTCACAAGCGCATTCAAAAATTGCACGGCTCTCACCACACTGCCTTCAAACTTAGATTTGAGCAAAGGCGATGATTTCCAGACAGCCTTCCAAAACTGTCAGTCTCTTGTCGATTTCCCCGCCAACGCATTCGACACAATGGGGACTCCGCAAGATTATTGCTTCTTAAATACATGGCTCGACAACAACGCACTGAGTGCGGCAAGCGTGGAGAACATTCTGGTTTCAATTAACACCAGCGGTCAATCGGCTCCTTCAACGGGTCCAGAGATAACTATTAAATATAATACAGCTACCGGCACACCAGCATACTCTACACTCGCCTCGCTTAAATCCAAAGGCTGGGTAATAATTGTTAATGGCGTAACACTTTAAAAAATGACAGACGAAACTCATCGATTCTTTAGGTTCAGCAATCAGGACTCCTACGAGACCTTAACGACCGCTGGTAACACCGCAAGGAACCTACCAGACGAACAAAGCGAACGGTGGCTGGCTCTTTGGGATAAGACTTTCTTAGACCCTGAGACCAACAGCGACCGCCTGTATTGTGTTAAACGCAGTGGCATCCTTGACAGTGATGATTTCACCTTGGATGGCATTGAGGAAATCGACCTAGACACTTACCTACAACGACTACGCTGGGAGCCACCTATCGAAGAAGACCTTGAGCTTCTCGACGAACTTGAACTACCTGACTAATGGACCCTGACGCACCCTTAACTGACATTGAACAATCAAGAGCCGACACGGGCTTCCGGTATTACGTGGTTCAGCCTAATATTTACACCGCTCTCGTAGCTGGCGTGGATCAGTCTCGTGGTTACCCGACCCCGAACACCTTGACGGGCTTACCTCCTGTAGAAAACCTTGCAGAAGCTACAGATGGCTCCGGCAAACTCATCGCTATTGATTGTTGGCGGTTCACTGAAGCTGACGACCAGATGTTAGAAGGCCCACTTAACGCCGGAACAGTTGAAGAACTTACTGAGCCTACCTTCTTATCAATTAAACCCGCACCTACTGAAATGTAATGTTTCACCACATCACACACCCTATATCTGGTATCACTGCATCTGCGGTAGCGTTTATGTCTACCTTGCCGGAAGATCTGGATATGGGAATCCGATTAATATCAACTTTTCTCGGCTTGGTTATCGCCGTCCTTTCTGCTATAACAGCAATCGAGAAATTTAAAAACCGCAAGAAATGATAAACTACATCTTAGAAAACAAAGATCAGCTCTTTGGAGTTGTTACTGCCGTAATCGCCGCTGCGTCTGCTATCGCTGCCCTTACCCCTACACCGAAGGACGATACTTTTATTGGTAAGGCATATAAAATCGTTGACTGGCTAGCCCTTAATGTGTTCAAGGCTAAGGAAAAATGATTAACTCGTTTACAGAAAGCGTAGAGGCTGCCGCTAAAGCTGCCGCTAAAGCTGCCGCTAAAGCTGCCGCTAAAAAGGTGGGAGCGGCAGTGAAAGCTGCCGATAAAGCGGATGCTAAGTTTGATCCTGAAGGGAGTGGGTATGATTATGTTACTGCTAAGGCTCACGGTTTGAAACCAGACAAAACTGGACACTGGCCAAGCAGAAGCCCTAAAGACGGTAGGTTACTAAAAGGACGTCGCCACAAAACGTGGCATATGACAGAAAAAGGGGAGAAGGAAGCAGGATACAGCATCTATAAAGACCCTAAATCTGGTTTTTATTTCTCCAAAGAGAAGAAATGATCAAGCTACTCACTGAGCTGATTAAAGCATACGTAGCTACCCTTAACTGGAAAAGAAGAAAATACATTTATGAGTTGGAAGATGAAATTGACGACCTCGCTGCTGATGGCTCTCCTGCTGCCAAGCTGCGTCTCGAAAGGTTATCTCGACGCTACCGCTTTGAACAGAAGTGCGCTCTACGATCCACCAACAGTGACCTTAATTGAAGGTTTTGAGTATCAGTTTAAGGAAGGCATCTTCGTTGGTAGTGGTCAAAAGTTTCATAGCGACTACAGCTACCGTCGCGCCATCATCATCGCGAAATGAAACCGAGCCAAATACTAGACAAGATTCTAGAATTAATAGCCGCCTACAAAGCGGCTAAGGCTGCTAGGTGTAAGAAGGTTAAGAAGCTTAATAAAGTCGCGATTTGTGTTGGCCACAGCCGTATTGGAGATAGGGGGGCGGTATCTGTCGGGGGCGTTAGTGAGTGGGCTTACAACAAAAAAGTCGCCGATCTTTTACAATACCATTTACGCCACCAAGGAATCCAGTCTGTTGTATTCAATGACTACCCGTCGGAAAGCTACAGCCGTGCGATAGATTGGGTCACACAAAGCGTAGCGAAAGAGAAGTGTGATATAGCGATTGAGCTTCACTTCAACAGCTACTCAAGCTCCGAAGCAGAGGGCTACGAATACCTCTACTACCACACAAGTAATAACGGACGGCGTTTAGCTGACTGCTTCTGTAAGGCACATTCTGAAACCTTTAAAGTGCAGAAGGACAGAGGCGTAAAAGCGATTGAGCCCGATGGTCGAGGGGCTGGGTTCTTGCGAGGCGTCTCGCCCCCCGCCGTGATATGTGAGCCTTTCTTCGGGAGTTCCCCGAAGGAATGGGTTCTCTTTGACGCAAAGCACTCACTACTAGCCGACGTATACGCGCAAGCGATTGTCGAATACTTTAACAACGCATGAGAAACTACCGAAAAGAATACGACAACTACCAAGGTAAACCGGAACAGAAAAAGAATCGGGCTAGCCGTAATGGCGCACGCCGAAAGATGAAGAAGATTTTAGGCAAGCGGGTCAAAGGTAAAGACGTTGACCACAAAGATGGAAATCCAAAAAACAACTCACGTAAAAATTTAAGGTTACTCAGTAAATCAAGAAACAGATCTAAGAAGTGAAAACACTAAAGTCAGTCATGATCGCTGGTCAGCGGATCAAGATCCACAGGACTGAGCTAGATGATTGCTACGGACAATACTTACACGAAAAACGAATAATCCAGTTACATAAGAAACTACCAGAAAATCAAATCATACCAACCTTACGCCATGAAATGTTACACGCCGCCTTCCATATCTCAGGCATCTCGTTCTGCGAGAGCTTTCAAGAAGAAGCCTGTATCCGCTGCATCGACGAGGTTTTCTTTCCGGCCTACGAACGAATCCTTAAACGCTTAAAATGAAGAAGAAATCAAGAGTCAATGAAGCGGGCAACTACACGAAGCCTACAATGCGGAAGCGGTTGTTTAATTCAATCAAAGCAGGAACAAAAGGCGGTAGAGCTGGCCAGTGGTCAGCCCGCAAAGCGCAGCTACTAGCAGCACGATACAAGAAAGCAGGAGGAGGATACAGAGACTAATGAAACAATTCAAACCACACATGATGTATGATAAGTCTGGAAAGGCTTATAAAGCCAACACTTACGAACAACATTTAAATATGAAGAAAAAAGGATACGGACACGCAAAGCCAGCAAGTAAACCATCGACTAAGTCTTCTACTAAGAAGAAGGCTAATAAAATAATCCGTAAACGGGCTACTCCTAAGTCTAGATACTAATGCCAAAACGCAGGTCACAGAGGTCTCTCGACAATTGGACACGGGAGAAATGGGGAACCAAATCTGGTAAACCGTCGCTCAAAACGGGTGAGCGGTATTTGCCGAAGGCTGCGCGTGAAGCTTTGACTAGTGAAGAGTATTCCCGCACTAGTCAGAAGAAAAGAGAAGGCATGAAGGCGGGTAAACAATACGTTAAGCAACCTAAAAGTATCGCGGAGAAGACCGCAAAGCATAGGAAAACAGCTAAGATCCTTAAAAACATCCGCCGTAGGAAAGGTAAATTTTGATCTACCAAGCACTAGAAAAAATAATTAAACTTCTTCAAGAGATTTTAAAAAATCTTAAGGAAGAAGATTCTAGCTCTAGCTCTAGCTCCAGCTCTAGCTCTAGCTCCAGCTCTAGCTCCAGCTCTAGCTCCAGCTCTAGCTCCAGCTCCAGCTCTAGCTCTAGCTCTAGCTCTAGCTCTAGTTTTAGTTTTACACCTTGGCCCCGCTTCAAGTATCTAGATGGCGAGTTTAAAGGGAACCTGACAAAGACCCGCACGATGGGTCTTAGCGATGACGGCACAATCCATTCACTAGGTTATAAGTCAGACGTGCATATTAAAACCGATACTGCGGCTGACCGAATCGAGAAACAGGATACGGGATACAAGGGGTTCATTGGGAATGTAGAAGCGTCAGACGGCTACACTTATTTTCTGCCCGCCTACGCCAGTTCGATAGCTAGATTAAATAGGAAGACAGGATCTATTTCTGTAGAAAAGAAATTCAAGATGAGTCCGCAAGTGCGGTCGGGAGCCGAAGGAAACAACGGAATAATTTATATGCCATCGTATACGAGGACACTCAAGATCTTCACATACAATACGAACACACAAGAAGTATCTTCTTTCACACCACCTAAGCCGAACAGGCCCGCGAATTTTAACCACATCTGGGGAGCAGCTACTGACAAGAAGGGAGAGATTTACATGCCGCCCGCACTCGGAACGAGTGTCGCAAAGATCGACAAAAACGGAAGGTTTAAATATCTAGACGGCCTACCAGTTACGTCTGGTGTATACGGCTTCTCGGTCAAATATGTAGGAGCTACCTATGTTGAGGCGGTGAACAAAATTTTCTGCCTACCGCGACAAGGTAAAATGTTTTTAGTAATCAACTGCGAAGACGACTCATATCAAGAATTTAAATTACCAGAAGACTACCTGTCGGTTGCTAATAAAAACAAAAACTTCAACGGCTATCTTGGGCCTGATGGTTGGCTATATAGCGCATTCTGGGCAGATACGAAATGTTTTCGGATTAACCCCAACACGCTTGAGTTCCAATGGAAAGATTACGAGAATGAATTTAAGGATGGTAAAGCTACAGCCAAAGAAGGTTCCGGCATAATGAGCCTCGGAACAGGTTACTCGACAGCAGCCTTAGTTAAAGGCAATAGCGTTTATTTAGGATTAGCTGGGACATCTAGAGCGATCAAACTTGAGTTTGATGTTTAACCAAATAAATTTTGAGTCGGTTCATACTTTACAAACCTACACCAGAAGATGTCGCGGAGGCGTGCCGGAGATCTGACGCTTTAGGTAACCTCAGAACATCGTTCACTAACGGCAAAGGTAACATGACTGGCTTCTTAGGTGAGGTCGCCTTTGAGAATACTTTTAAACAGTTTAACTACGTAGGAGACAAGTCCTACACTCACGACTACGAATATAAAGGTCTCAAGGTTGACGTTAAGGCTAAGAGCTGCAACACCCCACCTAAGCTAAACTATAATGCTTCCGTTGTCAGGACAAGGTTCAGTAAGTTTGAAGCTGACGTATACTTCTTCACGCGAGTCCACAAAGGTCTGCGAAAGGTATGGCTCTGCGGGTGGTCCCCTAAAAAGTCCATCATACATAAGAAACGATTTAACGAGCGAGGCGAGTGTGACGCAGACGGGTTTCGATTCAAGGCTGATGGCTATAACATCGAAATAAAGAGGACTCGTCGGCCTGACGCTTTCAAGTCACTCCTCATCCGGCGGTAATATATTGTAGTGAACATGGCCCGCCCTTTTAAAGACGGGCCTTATTCCGTTTGGTGCCACGAGGTCTACAAACTCACTTAACGGAGCGTCTACGTAAGCGTCTATGATTGACGGGTCTCCTCCGACTTTTTCCATAGCTTCACGTAGTTCTACCCAAAACTCACCGCAGAGTTCCTGTCGCCTGATCTGAAGCTCTACGTTTGTCATCCTCTGTATAACCTATATCATAAATCTCACTCAGGTCAATGCTCCACAATTTACCGCCGCCTTGTCCTCTAGAATTAACGGGGCGGATCTTGTTATTAACCCGACTTGCCTCTTCAAGAGTTATCATCCCTCTGCGGCAAAACTCTAGATTACGGGAAGAACCAACATCACGCCCGTTGTTCAAGTCGTGGACCACTACCTGAAACTCAGTGAGAGTCCCACTCCATCGATCTAAGTCAGGATAAACTTCACGGCAACGCTTGGCAAAGAACTCGACCAACTCTGCAATCGAGCTACGGCTACTATTGTCGTAAGCGGCATCCGCGATTGTGGGGTCGATATATGACCTAACCCCGAATCGACCAACATCTTCTACCGCTTTAGGAACCTTCCAGTCGAGTAAGAACCTACCAAAGTGAGGTAGCTCTTGTTCGATGGTAGCCTCTAGCTGGGCGTTAGGTGGGAATGATGTTGTAGATGACTCAGCAATCAACAAGGCCATGAGCTTATCTCGATTACTGGTATCCAGAGAAGGAATCACTGACAACGAGTTGGCGTCCATGTTCAGTGACAAGATAACTCGTCCTGTCCAAGGTATCGACATAGCGTCTGCATATTTAGCCATATACTCTACTCTGGGATTGGCTACCGCACGTTTGAGTAGTTCAGTCGCACGTCTCTGGTCTTGAAAGCTTGCTGCTGAGGTGGTATCGTCAATGACCCAAGACGCTACCTTACCTAAGTCTTTGTTGAACTTCGTCTGACCAGATAGATAGTCAGACGCATCAGAGAAACCCCCAACAAGTCCGCTGATAATTTTGTTCGACAATAGCGACTTGCCGCGACCTGTCGGCCCGACCAGCAGCAAAGCTTGTCCCTGTAACGGAACCCTATCCAAGACCGCAGTGTAGAAACGCTGCATCCAAGAGTAAAAGTAATCTAAGGCTGGGTTCTTTGAGCTATTCACAAATAGCTGATTCAACCATTGATGAAGGAACGGCCACTTCGATGGGTCACCGTCAGAGTCAGGATCAACTGGAACTAGGTTAGAGCAGTTGAGAATCCGGCTAGCGTTATATGATACAATGCGTTCGTTTGAGAACACGACAGGAGCGATCTCGTCAATCCGGTTGTTGTTACTGACTGTCAGAAGAGCTTCTTCTACTTCACTGATTGCTCTCCCTCTTCTTACTCTGACAGAGAAGCCCGCCTGACGCAGCTCAAGAAGAAGTTGTTCCTTCGGTATTGAAACAGCGTTACCATACAGAAGCTTGAAGAAGGTCTTACCATTAAACCAATATTCGTCGAGTAGGTTAGCTAGCTTCTTGGTCTCGTAGTCTTTTACGAATGAATTTCCAAAGATCTCTGACCAGCTCATGAATCCTTTACCCGCTCTATCTGAATAACAGACGATGCCATCTTCAACAACCTGACAACCGTCTCGGTCGATGCCGTCATCGATCCAGAATAGTGGACCTCTGGCTCCAACTTCAAATTCACCGAACCAGCGATTCGGGAATCGGGATTCGACTTCTGCTGCGACTACGTCTAACGGAATCGATGTGTCAGAAGACTCTGGCGGCTTAGAAGATACAGCTTTCGATAGGCAGGCGTGGACTATGCCTGTTGGGGTCTCGTTTCCGGTTTTAATCCAATCTTCACCTAACTCAAAATATTGATTAGGTTTTAGCGAAGTCTTATCAAATCCAGCGAACAACTTATCCATCTTCAAAGCCTTGTTTATGTAGCCCATAAACGAGTCATACATAGATGGATCGATTGGTATAACAGCTTCAAATTCCCAAACCAGTCGTAGGTAACCACTTTGGGTTCGGCTGGCCCATGTAGGAGTCGGAATAGAGGCACAGGCATTCGCTAGTTTATTCTGAAAAGATTTCCAATCAACGGGCGCATCGTAATCGGCTACTACTCCGTGAATCTTGTGGACAGGGTTGTCGTTGCTGACTCGTTTAGAAGGCGCACGCCCTTCGACACAAGAATAGAATACATGATCAGTATTACTATTGCTACACCATTCTCGGTAGTCTGCTTTATTCTTAAAGTTTGGTTTAGCTAGCTTCAGGTTATTGAGGGCATTAGCTTTCTGGGCTTTACTGTCGCGTAAGTTACGCAAATATCTGTAGGTCATTATTTTTGGTATTGGGTTAGAATCTCTCCCTCTGCATCCAGAGGAATATCGCTAATCCACTCAGGAGGAGTGGACATAATTTGGTTAATTTTTTGTAGGGTCTCTTCGGCTTTATCTTCATCACACTCGCAGATTACTTCATCATGAACATGGAAAATAATATCTATGCCTGCCTTGTCGATCTCTAACATCATAAAACTGAAAATATCTCTGGCCAAAGCCTGAGATAGATTCTCAGCGAGGACTCCACCCCATAGTTTCATGATGCGTTTCTGGCCATTCCGGTTGATGCTGGAGACAAACTGGACTCGTCCTTGAGCCAGAGTCTTGCGAAGATTTCCGTAGTTAAGCGACCTTCCTGACGGGAGTGTCAGAGACAGGCGACCAGCATTATACGCTTTATCGACTTCTTTGTCCAGTTTCTTCCAGTAGCGGGGAACCTTCGCGAGCTTCCTCCGGTAGAGGTTGACAGCGTCTTGAGCTTCTTGCTGGGGCATATCGTACATCTCAGCAAACCGTTTTGCACCCGCACCGTAGCCGCATCCTAATACAAGAGCCTTGACTTTGTGCCTCAGCTTGGCGTTCTCCTTCTTCAAGACTCCTTTATCCTTAGACCATAAGCCGAACTGGATTGCGAATGCTTCGTAGATGTCGTCGGATGCTTCGATAGCGTCCATCGTGTCTCGGTCACCTGACAGCCAGCATAGAGTGCGGACTTCGATTTGTGAGAGGTCAACAACAACTAGCTTCTTACCTTCAGGAGCAGTAATTAAGTTACGCATATTGACTCCGAACATACCTTCTCTCGGCAAATTCTGGAGATTGAGATTACCACCACTACCACTGAAGCGACCAGTGTGTCCGCCGAAATACATGATACCGCCATAGTATCGATTGTCCGGCATGGTAGCGTGATCGAAGCTATCGAGTTTTTTCTTAATCGTGTTGATGCGCCGCCAGTTCGTTACAGCTTCGATCCATTTGTATTTATGACCGTGTGCGAGAATCCACCTCTGGGCATCAACATCAGTTTTAGCTAGAGAGGCGGGTGGCTCGATGCCGAGTTTGATGCAGTGTTCATCGAATGCTTTACGGCTAAGTAAGGGCTTTTCATCAGCCCAAGGGATAGCCTTCTCAGTTTCAAAGATAAGTTCATTGATTGTCTCTTTCGCTTTACGAAGAGCGTCCACATCAATCGGTATCCCTCTTTGGACGATTCGTCGGTTTGTGACGCTGATGTCGCGCTCAAACTGAGACCACTTAGACTCGTAAGCCTTCCATAGACGGAGGCAGAGAACAGAGTCCTTGATGGCATACTCTTCTACTTCCTTCTGGAACTCCTTAGTCATACCAGTCCACGTCTTACCTGACATGTTATCGCGAGTAGATTTGGAGATCTCTAAGTCGAAAGCTTCCGCAGTTGAGTTCTTCAACGATCTTGGCAGACCTACAGCAGCAGCCATGTCTGCGGTGCAGTGCCATTCGGAAGGTTCTACTTTAGGCCACCAACCATAGTTTATGCCGTAGAGGTAAAGTGTTTCATCAAATGATGCGTTATGGGACAGGACGATATTGCCGTTAAGCATGGTCCAGTCAAAATTTTCAGGATGGCCAACCCATTCGTATCCATCATCACCAACGACGCTCACCATATAAGCATCGAAGTCGTAATGGGAAAAGTATCCTAACGGGCCAAGCTTCCGTATCGAGCAATGCTTGTCGTAGTAGGTTTCAAAATCTAATGCGTATGTAATCATATAAGTTTATTTGTGAGCAGAAAAAGCCCACCGCAAAGAAAAAATTGGAAAACTCTGCGGCGGGCTTGCTTTCAACTAGTATTATTTATTACGAGTCCAAATCTAATTCAGTCTGCTCGCCAGTAACATGCTGGAGTGCTTCCCGAACTACCCTCAACTTTCTCAAGTTGGCTCCGACTTGGGAGAGCTGATCCTCGACTTCAGCGATCATGCCGTCGAGCATCTTGATCTCTTCGAGAAGGAGATCACGGGTTTTTTGTTCTTTCTCTTCGTCAGTCATAACTACGCTCCAAGAAAGTTTTTAACAAAGGCGGTAACATCTTCATCGGCTTCTTCCTTAGTCACGGTAAGTGACGGATTAAACCAAGTGTATTTACCCTTGCTAAGTTCTTCAGAAACGAAGTTCCATATTTTGCTATGAATAGGGATTCCAGACTGAAGAGCGGCGAATGTCGCAAGACGCTTGTAGGTTGAACGGTATGCGTTTTTACCGACATTTATCTTACCCAACGCATAGTTGTGGTCGCCAATAGGTAACTGAAACGCCTCATCATTATCACTACCTTCAGGCTGGCGCATTAGGAGAGTGATCTCGGCGAACTCAGTCATATCCCACTGTGACTCTGCTGCAATAGCGTCAGACTCAGATTTAGACCAAGCGATGCGGGGGATGTCCTCTTCATCGAAGGGGATGTTCTCCCGCCAGCCTTTTACGGCGGCGACAGTAATCGTCTTAACCGGAGTGTCCGGTGGAGCAATCTCGTATGTCTTGTCGAAGAGAATAGAGCCGACGGGAGCGTCAGACTGGGACATCTTCTGGCATACGTTGATTCGTGGAATCTCGATGTCTTCTACATCGATTTCGATTCCGCTTACGTTGGTGGAAAGACCAGTATTGGTCTCGGCAGCAACGACTTCTTGGGTTTTGGTTTTAGCCATATCAATTATTTTGGTTTGGTTTATTGAGTCGCGACACAGTGTCGCTCGTCGGATGTTTCTACGATTCCTGCATCTTCACATTCGTCGAGGAAAGTTTGTTTGCTATCGGCTCCCGCTTTCTTGGCAACCTTGGCGAGCGGAACGTTAACTTGTTCTAGCAGCGTGTCCAGATCAATTCCGTATTTTTCTGCAATTTTTACAAAAGTAGCATTGTCAGAGATCTTTCGGGTCCGCCCCATCGAGCGAAGTTTAAGCCCGTCAAGCTTCTCGCCGTCTTTAAGAGCGTCAAGTGTTTTACGTTTAATGGACATAGACCAGTTCTCAACAATCTTTGCGATGTTAAATAGCTCAGAGAGTCTAGCCGGATTATCTACGTCAGTAGGGTCGATGTCCGGTAACGTGGTATCTAGCTTCTTGGCTACACTTATAACGAGACCACCTAACGCAGGACATACATCCTCGTGTTTACAGAAACGGCAGTATTGCGTTGGAGTGCATTCCTCCAGTTCTGGAGTGCCAGACTCCCACTTCGGTCGAATCTTTTCGCCTGCTATGATAACACGGCTGAGGTCTTCAACCAGAGTAGGGAGGTCGTCTCGCGTAAACGTATGGTGTAATGTTGCGTTGTGCTGCGGCACGTAAAACGCGAAGACGATCTCTTTAATGTCTGCATACCTCTGGAATGCTCCAGTTGTATAAGCTTTAGCCTGCCAGTTCTTCTCTGGCGGATCGATGATACTGATTCCGGTTTTGTAATCTGCCATGACGGCGCGGTCACCACCTTTGAGGATCAGGAATCGGTCACAGGTTCCCCATGTCTCAGTGCCATCTAAGGCGACCTCAACTTGGATCTCGTTAAGCTCTTCTACTATTTCACCGAAGTTAGTCATGAAGTCTTTTTCCATCTCTACGATCTGCTCGTAGATCGCGAGTTCCTCCTCATTATGGAGAGCAGAAGGGTCGAAGACTTCGAGAGCCTCGTGAATTCTAGTCCCCATCTCAGCGGCGGCAGATGTGCCATCGCGTCCTTGATAACCCGCACAGGCGGCTACATACTTCAGGCTCGAAGGAGAAAATTCCGCGTGACCCCTGCTTTGATGGTCCGGTTGGTTACTCATTTTATAAGCTGTAATGAGCTATAGAAGTTACTCAATACGTCCTTAGCGTAAGGAGTGGCGTGCCAGTAGCCGACTTTATTTTTGACGCCATCTTGCATTTCGACTCTGAGTTCTTGTCGGGTCAGGTTTATTTTTTGCATCGCGGTCATCGCCCCATAAATTTTAGCGCGGGAAGACTTAAAGGCTTTACCAACTTCTCCCGTATCAACCCCGTCCTTAGATGCGATATACGCGAGCATTGAAAGACGCTCTGTTTGGGTGATACCCGCTTCCAGCAGGTGTGCTACGGACACCGCAATATTTTTTAATTTTGTCATGATTATTTTTCGACTCGGCTTAGGATGTCATCGGCTTTCCTCTTTAGCTTGTCTCGCCTAGTAGCAGTCCGACTAATCGCTTTAGTAAGCATCTCAACCTCGTGCCGTAGCAACTGAACTTTCATCTGTTCTTTTGTAGTTAAGTATTTCTCTGTTTTCATTGGTGAAGAGTATTTAAATTATCTGACTTTTGTTCAACAACACGCATAACATGTTCTTCTATCGAATCACTTGCAACCAGAATCTTCTGGATGGCGTCACTTTTTGCCCCGTTGCGATGTATGCGCCCCAACGCTTGCAAGTGATCTTTGACGTTGAAGGTCGGTGAGATCAACGAGATTCGTTGGCGGTTACCGTTGATGTCGTGTAGAGAGATACCCGTTCCGCCTGCTGCAATGTTTACGACAATAACGTGCTGCTTGTCTGCCTGAAAATCATCTATAATCTCCTGCCTTTCTTGAGCCGACTGACCACCGACGATAGCAGGACAATCTAGGAGGCCACAAAGGACTTCAGCGGTATCTGAAAAATTAACAAACAGGACAACGCTATGGCCTTGCTCTATATAGTCTTTAGCTATGTCAGCCATGTCCTTAGCTTTGAGTGATTCAGCTAGTTGACGTGCGCGTAATAAATTCACTAGCACCCACTCACTGTCACCCACCGACCCATTTAGTAAGTATTGCTCAATGATCTCCGGTGTAATGTCAAGCTTCTCATACGCCTTCGCGATCTTAGCCGCAGAGGTAAAAGCTACAGGTTCCACGAATACACGGTTCGCTTTAAAGGAATCAGGGAAATCGTCTACCGTAAGACGCTTCACATTTTTCCCATACATCACTTTGTTAAGTTTTTTAAGTTTAGTCTTACGGTGAAGCTCCCACGCGCCCCACTCATTTTGCAAACAGCCGTATTGCATCATCCACGAATACCAACTCTTAATACCACCTGTTGCTTTGTTTAGGTTGTGTAAACCTAAAGAGAATCCAATCGAGCGCATCTCAGTAGGGTCTTCGGCAGCGGTCGCGGACATCGCGTGGACTGAGTAACCTTGAGTTACGAGCGAAACTAACAACTGCGCGTTTTGAGTGTATGGTCCTTTACACTTGTGGACCTCATCTACCAACACTAACGTATCAGACGGTAAGTTCCACTTCATGATTTTCTTGCCCCTCTTGGACATGAAGTCCGTCTTACCGTTACGGATCTTCTCGTAGTTAAGAACGAACAGCGGCTCCATACCACACTCAGTGAGTTCACGCTCCCAAGATGGAATCACTGCCTTCGGGCAAATTACTGCGACTGGCTTCTTGAGAATTTTAGCGAGGTGACAAGCTACGATGGTCTTGCCAGTTCCGACGTGGCTCGTATCTAACGAGTTAAGTCCTATCTTGTGTTTGGCTAAGAAAAACTCAAAAGCCTCTTGTTGTTTCGGATATAATGTCTTCATTATTGTCTATACACAGACAAATAATTTAGACGACTTTCTATGTCCAGAAAAAATTCAACTTTTTTTACCGCCCCAAATATACTGGGCAATAAGGTAGGCATCGATCATCCCATCGTGAGGTTTTTTACACCTCTTGTTTGCAAGCCAGTTCTCTTCTGGCGCGAGTGAATCAGCCAATGCTAAAGCTGCTTCTTTGGTTTTACCTTTTGGCGTCCGACCAAGCATATGCTTTTGCCATTTATGGACGCTCACACGCATGACTGGATACTCGTGTGACTCAGCCATACCAATTAGCTTACCAAAGCTAATAGCCATTGATCTAACAGCTTGGCTGCTTTTTGCGTGAGCTAATGGTTCTTCGATGGCGAGATCGAATGGTGTATTAAAATCGAGGAGCCACTGGTTAATTGAACGGATGTCGATTTCTTTTTTCTTCGACATCTGGAGAGTTGGCATCCGAATTTTATCGATGATGCCGCCATCATATTTAGATATCGCACAAAGTCCACCATCGAGTCCGTTGTCGATCCCGACCACCATAAGACTAATGGTTTAATTTGACCGGAGGAATTCTATGAAATTTCTCAGGACAATACAAATTGTCGCACTCACCACCAGAAACTGGATTACTGCAAGTGCCACACTCACGCTCTTCACTAAGTAACGCTTTCGCTAGAATAGAGTAGTTCACGAGATCCTCACAGGCATCGTCAACTGACTCACCGGCTACTTTTAGCTCACCATCGTTAACGAACGATTTAATACGCATCAGCTTATCTTGCATTCTTAACAAGAGTCCGGTGACCGGATGGAGGCCAAGTGATTTAGCAGTCTTAAAGTTGGCGAGTGCGTCAACAGTGTTCTCACCCCCGCAGTAGTCGCTGTTCTTTGCTCGCATAATGTCGAGCGTTTTCGCGCACGTCTCTTGGTGAAGACGAAATAGTGTTTCTGGTTTCATTTTACAGGTATTGAGTCTCCTCTGACTAGTAGGCCATCGCCTTCAGCAGGTACAAGAATCCTGATCCCTTTCGGCAACGATTGCAAGTAAAATACTTCGCGAGCCGTTGAAGGCTTCACACGATACCAAAGGCCATCGGCGGTATCTATCGGAAAACGGAAGTCCGCCCCCTCATCAATTCGGGTAATAAACTTCGGCCCTACCTCTGGCTCACGGTCTTGGAACATTGTAATAATATTAAATCTCGTTTCCGGTCTCCGCGTCAATCGTTTTTTTCTGCCTGATCGCACCACCGCCTTTGTCTGCCTTAGAGTTATTTAGGATAGAAATATCGATTTGCATTTTGCTAGTCCCACCACCAGTCTTTGCGTTAAGACCTAAGTTACGTCTAATGAGCTGATCGAGTTCTGACATCTCACGAATGGTTCTCGGCCCACGTAAAGTCTTTATAGAGTCCCGCAACAACTTAATTCCGGCTGCGGCGATATAGTGTTGGTATTTATCAGCCGGAGAGTTCTGTGCTTCGGCTATCTCGTTGAGGGTAACATCCTCTTGTTTGGATGCACGGAACCGCTCTTCGACAATAGCGGAACTCATCGTCTCGTTGAAGTGTTCTTCAACATCCTCTTTGAGCTGATCTTTGTCAGCATCTGGTTTTAGGTGTTCTTCTTTGATGTCTGTATTATGAATCAGGTTGTCGAGAACTTTACCATCTACCATGTCTCCGTTCATCTTAGCGGCGACTCCGTGTTTCTTTAACCATTTACGGACTGTATTGCGGTGGACCCCAATGTGTTGACCAATCGCACTATTACTGTAACCTTCTTTGTTAAGGCGCAAGGCTTCAGCCTCGCACTCTCGTATAGGTTTTTCAGACATCGATTTAATTATGCCTTCAGAAGCAGACAAGCGCAAGCGCGTTCTAGAGCCGCGTATCGACCCCACTAACAAGAAAATGGACGTAGGCGGACTCATGATCCAGCCTACCAGTCTCCTCACTGCTCTATTGTATGGCTTTGCCCATCACCCTAACGATAAGGCTAAGGAGTTTTATTTTTGGAGGATCTGCGATGAACTTTGGAATAGAGAAGAACTGCCGGAGAAGATGATGGTCCGCCATCCTTGGGCAGAGCAAATGATACGCGCTGCAATTAAGCATAAGTATCTCGCTATCGGCGGTTCCGCCAGTAGTGGTAAATCACATACGATGGCCGCATGGGGGATCGTCCAATGGCTAAGTCAGCCACGCGATACACTGGTCCTGATGACATCAACCACCTTACGGGAAGCACGAAAAAGGATTTGGGGTTCAGTCATGTCTTTGTTGTCCGTGATCGACGGTGCGCCAATCAAGATACGGGACTCAATCGGTAACGCCGCTTACGTAGATGAGAACGGGACACTTATCGAAAGAGCTGGATTATCACTTATCGCGGCGGAGAAGTCGAAGACGCGAGAGGCAATCGGCAAATTTATCGGTATCAAGCAGAAGCGGGTAATTATGATTGGTGATGAACTTTCAGAACTTTCTGAAAGTATCTTACAGGCTGGTCTGACCAACTTATCGAAGAACCCGTTCTTCCAGATGATCGGTATGTCCAACCCGAATAGCCGATTCGACGCTTTCGGCGTTTGGTCAGAACCTAAGAAGGGGTGGGAGTCTATAGATACGCAGACCGCTGACAGATGGACCACGAAATGGAAAGGCCACTACCTCCGACTTGATGGGGAGCGCAGTCCTAATATTACGTTAGGAGAAGTTAAGTTTCCTTGGCTACCAACCGCTGAGAAGCTAGCAGAGGACAGGGCGTTATTAGGGCCGGAATCCAGAGGCTATATGCGAATGGTCCGAGCCGTTTTCTTCGATAGCGACGAAACAACCGGAATCTACTCAGAAGCAGAGCTAACTAAGGGTGGTGCGATGGGCGAAGTCGATTGGGCAGAGAAGCCGACCACCGTTGCCGGAATCGATCCGGCGTTCACGAACGGCGGCGACAGGACTATTATGTATACCGCTGAAGTTGGTTACGCTCGAAACGGTCAGTATGTCTGCAAGTTAGGCGAATCCATACACCTAAACGATGATGCTACAAATAAAGCGGTTCCCCGAACCTACCAGATTGTCCACCAAATTATTGATCACTGTAAACGTAGGAATATTTCTGCCAATAATGTGGCTCTCGACTCCACCGGAGCGGGTGCGCCATTCTGTGACGTGCTGGCTGGTGAGTGGTCGAGCGACTTCATGCGCGTTACCTTTGGCGGAAAAGGTTCCGACAAGAGAGTTAGTATGAACAGTCAGCTTACCGGAGCAGAACTCTACACTAATAGAGTGTCAGAACTCTGGTTCGTCGGCAAAGAACTGCTTAGAACTAAGCAAATCTACGGTGTATCCTCTGACCTTGCACAAGAAATGTGTGCCAGAAACTACGATATGACTAAAGGAACAGGCACGCTAAGAGTGAAAATTGAATCAAAAGTAGAGTTTAAAGCTAGGTTTGGCAGGTCGCCTGACTTAGCGGACGCAGCGTTCCTTGCTCTCGATTGCGCTCGCCAGCGTTTAGGACTCGTGGCTGTTGATCCACCAAAAGACGAAAAGGGTTCGGGGTTCAGGAAACAGGTTTCGATAAAAACGCTTAGTGGCGCACTCAATAATCCAGAGAGTAGCCTACTCGGATAAAAACTTTTCTTCTAAGCCTTTAGTACTGTATAATATATTATAGAGTACTAAGAGCCTCAGAGAAAAGTTTTTTACCAGAATCCCGAAGATTGACACTTTTCCCTAAAACCTGTATCTTCTGCCTGTGGCGAATAAGCGTTTCAAGAGGCTCCCGTCTGGCCGTATCCAATACCACGGCGAGACTTTTGCGGGCTTCAATAAGCCGAAGCGTGCGCCAAAAGGATCGAAAAAGAAATTTGTCGTTCTAGGTAAGGAGGGCGACAAAATCAAGAAAGTCGGCTACGGCCACCGAGATTACAGCGATTTTACAAAACACAAGAACCCTAAACGTCGAGCTAATTTCCGAGCTAGGCACAACTGCAAAACTGCAAAAGATAAAACAACCGCACGCTATTGGGCGTGTAAAAAACTTTGGTAATTATGTCTGAAAATAATAACAACCCTGTTGATAACGACAAAGAGAAAAGAGCAAAAGCAAAAGCTGCGGCTGCGGCCTCAGCAGAAGCAGAAGCAAAAGCTCAAGCCGAAGCTAAGGTAAACGAGGCTCTCGATAACGATACTGGAATGTCTGTGCAACAAGCGGGTGACTATTTAGATAGTTTATCAGCCATCCCTAAAGAAGAAAATAATGAGATGTCTACGGCACAAGCAGGTGATTATTTATCTGATTTGTCCGTCATCCCTAGAGGAGATACTAAGATGTCTGTGGAACAAGCAGGTGAATCTCTTGCTGGGTTGTCTATGTTTCCTGAAGAAACTAAAGAAGATATTTCAGATCCGATGAAAGCCCTCGCCACTTCTTTGGGAGAATCTTATGTCGATTTAGGAATGAAGGCGTTCGATCAAGAAAAAGCTGCTAAAGAAAAAGAAGCAGTAGCTGAAACAGGAGCTACCTCTAAAGAAGAAGCTGCTCAGAAAGTCTTGTTTCAGAGGGAGTTTGGGACTGGGCTTGCCACATTAAAAGCCATGCAAGACCCAAACTATGAAATCGGTAGTGGGTCTCCTCTCCGTCAAAAAGCTCGCCCTATCGGGCCTGCATCGGGTAAGTTCCGTAGAGCTGCTCGGAGGCTCCGTCGTCAAGGTTACGGTGCTGCTGCTCAACAGATGGCTATGAGAGGGGAGATGGCCCGCATGGAGGAGCCTTCAATCGACACCCCCGCTGCCCGTGGGCAGAGAATGACCCAAAGAATTATAGCTGCGCGAGAAGCACAGAAGCAGGATAAGATCCTGACTGAAACTGAGAGACGCGCAAAGGAAGCTGATGCGCGTAGAATGGCTCTCCAACAACCTATACGTTTAAGAAAAGAGCAAGTATCTTAGAGAAAATGGCCATAGATTACAATCAGGATATAGCACCCCTCCAGCAGCAGTATTTTCCAATGCTTGCTGGTGAGCGAGCTTTTGATCAAACGATGCGTTATCGGCAGGAGGTTGTTTTGCCGATGCAGCAGCAGACGATGAAGCTGATGCAACAGCAACAAAACATGGATATTCAAGATCTTTCGTTTAGGCGTCAGCAATTTGAATTTGATCAGGCGAAGAAAAGAGCAGAGGCTCAGAATGAGGCTTTGGCTATGCGCCCTGTAGTAGCTGATAAAATTAATTCTATCTTTGAAGACGACACAATCAATACAAACGAAAAGTTTGTGGAGCTAGGAAAGATCTCAATGTCAGTAGCTCCTTATATGGCTGCTGGTTCTTCTTTGAATCAGTTGTTTAGCTCTGCGGGGGATGTCTTGAAGGCCCAGTCTTTTTCTGAGAAACAGCGGAAAGAAGAGCAACTCTTTGAAGAGAAGAGGCAAAAAGAACTCGAAGCCCGTGAATTATCTCTTGTCGAAGCAGCCTCCAAGATAGGTGAATTTGATATGGCAAAAGAAATAGCCCAACGAAGTGGGGAAGTTTCAACTGCTGAAGAGATAATGATGAAGGCAGGGAAGCAGGCGCAAGAACAAACTCTCGGGCTATCTAGACAAAAAGCTTCTGAGGAAGCCACTAAATCCTACATTAGTAATATTAAATCCTTCCAAACAAGTCTAGGTCAGTTAAAGTTCGATCAATCAACACAGGATAAGGTAGCTGGGCAAGAGCCTAAATTAGACGCTGTTTCTAAATCTCGACTTAAAAGTTCTCTTAGGTTTTTGTTATCTAACTTTCCTTCTCCAGATAAGTTTATTGAAGGGCGTTCAGACCAAGATCTCCTTAAACTAGCGAATGATTTAATCGCTAACAAACTAGCTCAATATAGCCCTGAGCCAGTGATCGGGCTACAGTCCGCTTTTGACGAATAGAAATTCTCCCTAACATATATTATTCAGCTATGACTGACTACGAAAAAACGCTGCAAGCCCTAAGCTCTGCAAAGCCAGAGTATCTTAAATTTTCACAATGGTCGGCTGACAAGCAGATTGTAGATCCTGTTAAGGGAAAACTAGATTACGCTAATTATCTACGTAAATCGTATATTGACGCTGGTCTCGTATCACCAAAAATGGAGGTTGATATCCAGCAAGGACTGTTTGGTTCTCTGGTTAAAGACGGTCATCTAGAACAAGGAGACTATGAGGGTTTTAAAAATCTTTCTTCAGCCCCAACAGCCTCATTTGATACCAGACTTAATTTAGCTCAAAGCCATATTGATACTAACAGTAGTGATTGGGGAATTCTGACCGAGTATAAAGCGGCCCGTGACACCTTATCTGAAGGGGATGAGCAACTTCAGCAGATGGAGGTCGCAGCTAATAATGCTTTAGACCGTCAATATGAGACTGCGAAGAGAAAAATGCTACACTCCGGTGAGCTACCATTCATTGCAACTACCGACGCAGAAGGAAACCGCGTGATTCTTGCGGGGGACGCCGCAACTAAGATGAGCCTTAGTGAGGCTCTTGAAGCGTCTAAAGCGGGAGGTGTTTCCCTAGCAGATGCTTATCTCGCTCAAGGGCAACTCGAAGTTGTCGCAGGCACGAAGATGCAGAGATTTAAATATAATCGCTTCAATGAAGCCCGTAATGTTTTATCTAGTCTTGCTAAAGAAGATTCTGTTTTCTCTGACCAGATTAAAGCACACGCTCAGAACTTATCTGAAGGAGAAGATGAAGGTCTTATGGACTGGACTGCCCGTAAATTAGACGACATCAGCGATGCTTTTTTTGGGTTCTTCTCTGAAGAGAAGGAGAGGCGTGATGAGCAGATGGAAGAATTGCAGGCGGTTAGCAACCAACGTGTTGTTCATGAGTTGAAAGATAAGCTAGATTCTTATTCATTTGTCCCTGAAGGTGAAGAGTTTTCTTATGAGGATATTAAGAATGCTTATGACTATTTAGTTCTGGAGGAGGCTTCTAGCACTAGCCTCTTTGATTTATACGAAGGTGAAGAAGCCGGTAAAAATATTAGAATGACCTCCACCGGTATTCCAGTTGTCCACTCTGCGGCTCTTGTAAATGAGAACGCTTTTGAAGCGATGGCGAAAGCACGCACAGATCTTGACCCAGAGATTTTCGAGCAGCTAAGACTTCAGAGAACTTCTTTGTTAAATAGTAACTTCGCTCAATATGACCGAGTTCTTAGTCGGAGTGGTGTGGACGATGAATGGCGTGAAGCTCTTATGGAAGGGCGTGCTAATGGAAAACAGAATCACGAGATCTTAAATGAGTTCTTAAAAGATAAAGATAATTACAGCACTTATTGGGAGAGGACAAAAGGTATATTATCTTCGGTTGTTGAAGGTTCTGCAACGCTTTTAGCGGCAGTCCCTGCTGCGTTTGGTAATGAAAGCGCAGCTAATGTTTTAGCACAAGCTTCTCAGGATGCTTCCGACCGGAGAGAAGTCGCTAAACTCTTTAATCAGGAATATGGTTATACGGCGGAGATCTTAGAAGCAATCGCCCCTATGACTACAGATCTTTTAGCGACGGGATTACTGGCTGCTGGAACGGCCCCTGTAGGGGGTGTTGGTGGCGCAGCTTATGTAACGGCGAGGGCAGGATCTGTTGCAGGAATCAAAGCTCTTACTAAAAATATCACTTCAAATGTGATTAAATCGGCTCCTAGAATTATTGGTAGAGGTGGTTCTTCCAAACCCTTATCGGAAGTCATCGAGGCTTCTCTTAAACAAATTGACGGGAAGCTAGCAAATGACGCTCTAAAGGCTTATAATAATTCACTTGCTCGTAAACTAGGAGTCCAGACGGCTATTTTTATTCCAGCGGCGACACGATCAGGAGCCTCAACATATGGAACAGTCACAAACGCCTTGAGGCAGTCTTCTGATCTTTCTAAGGAACAGATCCACGATAGAGCATTAGGAGCAGGTCTTCTTAGCGGGACAATTACTGGCGTTATCACATCAGGATTCAGCCTTCTTGGTCGTGGTGGTATCGACGACGCCTTCTTACGTGGTATGTCTTTTAAAGAGTTTAAAACTGTCTTAAATAGCGTAGACGATTTTGCTGAAACTTTCACTACAGATAAAGTCAAGTCCGTCCTTAAATCAACCATTAAAAAGTCTCAAGCCAAAGGGGGTAAGTTCGGTCTACTATCATCTATTGGCCGAAACTTCGGTGATGAAGCAATGGAAGAAGGTCTCGACCAGTTCATTAATTCTTACGTTGAGGACGCCGCTTTAGACCAAGATACCCCAATGATGGATCGTCTAGAACAGACTTTCGATGCGATGGTTATCGGAGGTGTATTAGGAGCAGGCGCACCCGCCGTGCAAAAAGTTGGTTCCAGATTTAAGTTGGATGCTTCGATGCGCCAACAACAAGAAGTAGATTTCAGAAGGAACATTTTTGAATCAGCTTCTGAAAACTTACGCGATACTGGTAGTCCTATTACTGCTGCTGTTCTTGAAACTCAATATAAACTTGCGGCGAGGGTGAGGGATGAATCAGCCCCGCTTTTAGGTGAAGAAGTGCAGCCCGAAGCAGTTACTTTGAGTGTCGGACAACGTCTTGACGCAATAGCTCCAGAAGAGGTTGAACAGATTACTACTACGATATCTGATGATTTTGGGGCCACCTTGCCGGAAGATCTGAAAAACAAGTCTATATCAGAAATTATTTCTATTGCAGATACAGCGGACCCCGAAGCCGAAGTAACTACAGAACAAAAGGTAGCTATTGAAATCCGCAATTCTGTTGTAGCATCTCTTGATCGTTTAGACGAAGCCTCTCAGCAGAAAGCTGCTGAGGATGTGGTTAAAGCTGATCAAAAAGAGCGGGAGGACACAGAAGAAATTATCTCTACGATCCAACAAACTCCAGATAAAGTTCTTCGCCGTAAAGTTAATGAAGTCCTTTTCCTTAACTCACCAGAAAAACTAGAAAACTTCCCGAACGCTAAAGATAAGAAAGCTATACAGAACGCGGAGAAAACAACAGGGGACATTTTTATCGATGCTGAATATGTTGTAGAACAAGATGAAGTTGAAGAGGTTAGTTCTCTAAAAGTCCAGTTTATCGACCAGCCAGATAGAAACATATTTAAGTCTGGTGATGAGTTCACTGTCGAAGAGATAGACGCCGTTGAGGCAGTCCTTGATCTAGCTGAGACAGGTTTCCCTGTTCGTTTCAACTCCAATAAAACTTACGGTGTCCCTTTCACAACAAAGAAGCTTGCAGACAAGTCAGAGTTTCTTGCGAAGCAGATCTTCAGTAAGTATCCACATATCAAGTCAGAATACTACGCTAGTAAATTTACCGGAATGCGAGCGATTACCCGCTTCGACCCTTCAACAAGCAAAGTTTCAAAAGGTAAAGTCAAAGGTTTCCTTGATAATCGTGGCAACGGTATTTTCAATAACGACCCCGTCACTATGGCGGAGATGCTCGCTCACGAAATCCGTATCCCTGTTCCCGATTCGGTGAATGTGTTTGATATAAACCCTTCGATCAAAGTTCGTGGTGGTTATGTTATTGATGTCCTGAAGCCTTCAGACACTGGAATTGGAGTTGAGACAGCAGTTGAGCCTGTTACCCCAATTAAGAGTTTGGAGTTCGATGCAGCCGCTATCGAGAAACTAACTCGGATTCCGTTCATTGAAGCCACTAAGGATGACGTTGTCATGCCCTACGGGACTCGTGAGATTAACGAGAGGGGCTTCACTCAAGATGTCTCTGACCGGAGTGTTACCTTCGGGGATGTAAAACAACAACTTGATGACTTCTATGATAAGTCTAAAGAAGATCAAGGACTCCGTAAAGCTCTCCTACAAGGATCGCGAGGTGCTTCTTTGCAGCAAGGATACGATCTTCTCGATGACACCAATGCAGACATTGCTTTCAACGAAGCTTATCTGGAATATGTAAGACTTCTTCATCTCTATGAATTGAAAGGTCAAGCTGAAGGATCATTGGCTAATTTTGTTGAAAAGGTTGCTGGAGAAGTAAGGGTTAAGAATACTAAGAAAAGTAAAGGAGTATTTAAGAAAGCTCTTCTTTCCAGAGTGGGTATTGATTCTGAAGTTGAACTCGCTCAAGCGGTACAACCGTTTATTGCTGGTAAGGGTAATACACACACTGATTCTATTATCGCGTTTATTGATTCTCAAGTCTTTGGCAACGACGCCTTCAAGGCGGGTTCAATGCCTACTTTCGACTCTATCTTCAAAGCGAAGGTAAAGAACTACATTGCGAAAGAGAAGCTTAGAGGAGTTCAGAAAGGGAAGGACATCCAAGTTAACAATGCTGACTTTGATCTGGAACAAATCCCAGACCCACAACAAGATATCTATGGTGAGGGGGAGCAAGATGTCGCTTATTCTGGAAGTTTAGGTTCTGTTGATGCTTCTGACACAATAGACAAGAACACATTCTACAAGACTCTCAAGAGTGCTATCACAGGAATGGTGGAACAGATTGATGCTTCACCTAGCTTGAGGGCGTCGATTGTCGATCTTTACATAGAGGCTATTCAGCCAAACGCTACTCCACGCCAACGTGGGATTGTTTCGGAGATGGCTACTCCTGATCTTATGGCTCATCTCGGAACCTATCTCGGAACGGGGAGCCACACTTCCCGCCCAGAAGTTCTGCAATTTGTAAGTAGACTTGAGAGCGAGACACTTGACGCTGGTGTAAATATCAAAGACGCCCTTTATCTTAGCTTCCTTACTTATCGGTATGAAGGTAATCCCTTGAATAACTCAGAAGCAATCACTGAAATTCAAAGACTCATGGGTAACTCGCTTGGCCGTGATTTTAGTCGTAGGGATGCAACTAACTTCATCAAGTCAATGGACCAAGCTGTAAGACGGAGGTTCTCTCGCGCACACGTCTCTGAAGAAGTCAGAGCTGCCCTTGAGCAACAAAACAAAGTTGATGTTGAAAGGCTTGGTCTAGTAGACGGAGACCCTGAATCGATTGTCTCCGCTCTCAAAAAGATCGCCAAGACGAGTGACCGTAAATCTCATAAATTAGTCGCTGACCTGCTTCTGGAAGACGAGGCATTTATCCGCAGCGTAGAGTTCTCGATGGGTGAAAGTCTATATTCAGTAGCTGGACAACATTCTCTTCTTAAAGACGGTAGGCACGTTGTATACGTGAACTTGAGAACGGGTAATGGTTTGGGTCTGGAAAATGTTCTTCTGGAAGAGTATGTCCACGCCTTTCTTTCTGATGTAGCGAGCAAGCCTGAAGAATCTCTCAACGAGAATCAAAGAGCTGCTCGCCAGAGACTTCAAAGCTTGTTCACTCTCGCAGAGAAGGAATACCGCAAAAGCAAGATATCTACTCCTGTCATGGAGGATGCGTTCGAGAACTTCGATGAGTTCTTGGCGAAGTTTTTGTTGTCACCTAAACTTCAGGCCCATATCAAGAGCCTAGAACCACCTGCTGGACAGCGAGGATTCTTCAAGAGGATCATGGAGTCCCTTATCTCGATGTTCCGTAAGATCACTGGTCGCGAGAAGAACATTTACACGGAAGCACTTTCGGATGTTATCTCTCTGAGTAAGACCCCCTTCAGGGCAACTGCTGTGCCGCCTTCACAAGCGGCTATGGAGTCGGCGGAAGCCGCCGCTCAAGATATTGAAGATGTCACAGAGGTTGTTGGAGTTCAAGAGGATCAAACTCGTGAAACATTGACTCCAAAGCAGATTGAGTCTCAGCCAGATCCTGAACAAGTTCAGATTGACGAGAATATTGATAACGTCATTGATACTATCCAAGATTCTGGCGATCTAACTACAACAGATCAAAGGAAGATGGAGGCTGTGATGCTACATCTCAAGAACCGCCTTCCGTTGGGTGTTGAGGTTTCTATTGACATGGGAATGGACTCACCTGCTTCTGCAATTAGAAACACAGTTCAGATTAATCCTAGAATCTTGATGCAAGATCTAGAAAACTTTGACTTGCTCGGTTCAAAAGTATACGTAGAGACTCTTCTCAATCACGAGCTGGCGCACGTTGCGTCTTACAACGCGCTTACCAAAAAAGAGATCCAAGAGTATATCTCTACGTTTGATGAGACAGACTTCATAGAGGTAGCAAATGCTTATTACCGTAATGAAGCGGATCGTGATGCGTCTATTGATTTAATTCAAACCCAAATAACGGAGGACACAGATCCCGAAGTAGTTAGGCGAATAACCATAGAAGCGAGCCGTTTAGCTGAAGAGAAGCTCCGTATGCACCTTGAAAAGGTTCGGACTGGAACAACAACCGAAGAGGATTACGACTTCTGGTCTAGCAAACCTAGCTTGTTAGCTATTATCACGCGATACATCCGCGCATACTTCTCCAAGCTTGCTGCTATAAAGCAGATGAATAGGGGTTCTAGTGCTTTAGATAGCCTTCTTATGAAGGTAGATCGAGAAGCAACTCTCTTGAACATAGGTTTCAACAGATCAACAGATCTCCAGAGTTTAGACGTAGACGACCCTGATGCTTCTGCATTAGAGTTCGCTCGACTTACGAATTACGACCCAATCGAAGAAGCTACTGTCCTACAAGAGCAAGCGGAGAGCGCAGTGAGGTTGTATGCGTCTTCTATTCCTGTTGACTACCCAAACACTCTCATGAGGAGAGCGCGCCTGAGGATGAATGATGCCTCTGAGTTTGTAATAGACGAGCGAGATAGGGTTGATGTTGCACTAGAAAGAGGAGACATTGATGAGCAAGATGCTCGTGCAATTAGGAGATTACGTGATGATGACGAGATAGAATCTCTTATTCAAGAAGAGTTAGCTGAAGAACTTAGCGGCGTCTCACAGTTTACGCCAGTCGATCTCGATGTTGTCAGCCCTGATATTAACTTAGGCTCGATTGTAAGCGCAATTAAATCTCTGAGCAACGATAACTATAAGGCTGAGGTTGATGTTTATGAAGACGACTATTCTGGTGCGTTTAATATCGACATCCGACTTGTCGATCCTTCTGGAAAGACCATAGCTGAGTTACAAGATACTGAGATTCGCCCATCAAAAGAAATTAGCGTTGGGTATATGGTGAACAAAACAGAGGCTTCTAAAGGATTCTCGTCTGATTTGATGACCGCCTTGATCATGGTTAGTGAACAGGCTGGTATAGAGAAGGTTATCACTGAAGCTGCGGGGTCAAATAAAGGCAGTGTTTTAAAAAGAAGGATTGTAAGTAGTTTCAATAACATAGCACAAACTCTGAGTGAGGAAGAATCTGACACCGACAAGGGAGAGTTCCTCGAACAATCAAAACTCAATCAATCGTTCGCGATGAATGGGTATTCTACTTGGCCTAAACTAGGTTTCAGACCAAATAACCCAGAACTAATTCAGAAAATAATTTCTAAATCTCGTGATCCCGAATATACTACGGAGCTTGCGGATGACTTAGTTGATCAAATTGTTTTCAATAAAAGGAAGTTTTTCGCGGATTTACCAGAAAACAAGAAACAAGTAATCCTTAAAAAGCTTCGTGAGGAAGCATCCAATATCGCAAATCAGGTATCTCAGAGCGCGGACTTTTTAGAGAGCGTCGCAATCAAAGACACTAACGGAAACATCGACCTTGTTAAGACTCTAAAAGCAGGAAGACCATCTCAGAATAATAAGGCGGCGAATGCTTGGAAAGATATTGGTGAGTCGGTCGATGTTACTTTTGATCTCACCGACGGTAGTGATTCACTTCAAGCCTACGCAAAGCAAACCATCCACCCCATACTTCTGAGACAGAAAGAAGTCAGGGCTTTAGTTGCTGAGTATAAACAAGCTAAAGAACAACCTGATGTAAACATCGAGGCACTTCGTGACGACTTCAATGATCGTGCATCCGACATGGGGATTGATTTCAAATTGTTCGCTTCCAGAGGGGTGCCTACAACTCTAATATCCAACCTCGACTTCTCAAATGTGGTCAAACTTCTGGAAATGCCGATGGCTGAATTCCAGACATATAAGAAGCCAGATACGTGGTTAGCTAGAATACTAAAAGGTGATGTCGGATCTCCGGTTCGCGATCTAATCGAACAGCGAGATGAGTTCAAACGGGCATCTATCTCTGCGGTCAAAGCTTTCCAATCCAAGTTTAAAGCTGTTGTAAAGGATGAGAACATCACGCTGACTAAGGATCTCCTTAACACCATCGCAGAAGCGCAAGGCTACTACGACGGTAACCTTGTCAGTGATACCTTCTACGCTAAAGAAGAAGCAGCGCATAAAGCTAGGAAAGAGTTAATCGAAAAAAATGACAAACTAACAAAAGCTGAGAAGAAAACTCAAATATCTACGTCGAAACAACTCCGTAACAAGAACATATCTGACGCAGAACAGAATGCTATCTCTTCAATTGAAGACACTAAAAACAAAGCGGTACAAACTCTGTCCAGAATATCACCTAAGCTTGCTAGGTTGATCGTGAGTATGCGTAAGGAGTTAATCCAACCTATCCAGAATAAACTTTCTGATGCAGGTATATCCAAAGAACTGAAGATCCGTATTGATCAGACGGGTGGGTTCTACATCACTAGAGCGTATAGGATTTTTAGTGACCCTACCTTTGCTAAGAAGGTCAAGGAGGATGCAAAATATAACAAGATCCGCCTAGCCGCAATGGATTTCTTTGAGGATAATCTCAAGAAACAAACACGCGAAGCTGCTTTACAAAGAGGAGAGTCTGCTTCTGAGGCTGATAAAGCCGCAGACAAAGCCCTCCGTGACGCAAACAAGCAGGCTGGTAATGGGAGAACCTATGCCCAGAATGTTCTCGAAACATTTATCTCTAGATACGAAGGGGTGATCTCTGGTGACTCCGCAGTGAGTAGCCGATACTCGAAAGTAGTTAAGAACCTAACAAAAAGAAAGGATTTACAAAAACCCCTCCGCGATCTTCTCGGAGAGTATGGTGCTGAGTCTGGCACTGACTTGATTGTCAGGACGTTCTCTACTGTATCGAACTTAGCGGCAGAGCAGGTCTTCCGCAGCAACCTAGCAAAGGTAGGTAAGAAGCAAGGTTTCTTAGTGGAGCCTAACGAAGCTAGAAAGAACCCAGAGCTTTACACAGAGCTTAAACCTAGTGCTAATCGAAATGACCCGCTCCATAATCTATATGTGAAGAAAGAATTGTTCGAGGATCTGAAGGATGTGGTTAGCCCTGTCGGCGGTTCGTTGTCGAGTAGCACGGCTCAACGAACCGTAGGTTCAATCGCGGCGACGTTACAGAATCTGACAGGTAAGTCGATGCTATTAAAAACTCTCGGTAGCGTAGGTTTCTACCTAAGAAACATTTTAGGTAACGCCCTCTTCTTTGGTCCTGCACAAGGGATGAGCGGGAGTTGGAACGTTTTAACAGACTCATTGTCGTTCTCACTTGAGCAGTGGAAAGACCCCAATAAAATGGATGCTTACCTCACTGAGCTTGTTGGTTTAGGTGTGTTTGGGGATGAACTGAGAGCGGGCATGATCCGTGAGTTGCTATCTGGTGAGGTCTCTCCAGAAGCGAAGTTGTCGAAACTCAATAAATTTTTTGAACGTGTCCCTGCTAGTGCAGACATCAAAAAATTCGTCAAAGGCACAGAGGAAAAGTTGGCTGGTTTATCCGCATCTATCGACGGTTCTTTCAAGATCGCCTACTTTGAACATGAACTGGACGTTCTCAGAAAAGCTAAGAAGCAATATCCTAACTCTGATATCGGAAAGATGGATGACTACGCTTTAAAGCGGATGGCTGCAAAGAAAATTAAGATGACTGCACAGTCTTTGAGTCAGGCTCCTCCAATCGTCAAAGAACTAACGAAAGGTAACTTTGGCTTACTGTTAGCCCCTTTCCTTCGATTCAAAGCTGAAGTACCTAGGATCGTTTACAATACGTATACTTTAGCTAAAGAAGAAAAAGCCAGCAACAACCCAGCCATACAGGCTAGAGGAAAGAAAAGATTCAAATCTATGAATGCCATGTTGTTCGGGGTATCCTCGACATCCGCCTACGCTCTTGCGTGGTTGCTGGGGATTGGGGACGATGAGGACGAAGCTCTTCGTAAGTCAATGCCTGCATACCTTAAAGGGCATACCTTCTTCTACTTTGGAGATTCTGATGATTTAACTTCCATCGACCTGACTTACCTTAACCCGTTCAGCTTGTTAGCCGATCCAGTCATGCGTGGTTTTGAAGATCTTGTAAAGGGGAACGTCGGGGACGCTGCTTTCAGTTTTTTGAAGGGTATATTCCTTGACCAGTATCTCGACGATCAGATCTTGGCGGGATCACTACTTGATCTTAGAGATAATCGAGACGCTACAACTGGTCGCCGGATTTTCATACCAGAAGCCGATGGTTTCCTCACTATATCCACAAAGATGATGAGGTATCTACTTGAAGGTGCTTATGAACCTCGACTGCTAAAAGACGGAAAGGAAGCCTTCAACGCATACCTAGCAGACTACGATAAGTTCTCGGACTCTCCATATGGAGAATTACTGGATGGTATGCTTCCGGTTAAGCTACACTCAGTCGATGCAGAGCAACAGTTCAGACGCTTCTTACGGGACCATCAATCACGTCTCAAGGATGTTACTGATCAGAAGTTTAAACTCTACAGTGATAAGCCCATCACCGATGATGATGTCCGCGAAGTCTATGAGAATGATCTCAGGGGTCGCATGGCTCTTAACAATGAGTTATATCGGGTCACTAAAGGATTCCAAAAACTAGGCGTCAATATCGGGACTCAAGCTAGTGTGATGAAGCAATACGGTATTGGAAAAGACAAAGCTCGCTTGATGTTCTTCGGAGCTATGGACCGACCAGATATCAATAAGAGATTCGCAGACGGTCTGATGCAACGAGGTCATGCTGACCGTGCCTCTCTCCTTTATGAGGAGAGAGACAAGCAGCCACGCTACCTCATGCTGGAAGACTAGAAGCTCTCGACCCCGACGTGGATCTCTTTTGGGGCTTTGTCAAAGTAGCAATGCAATGCAGGGCATAACCAGCCTTGCATTGTGTAGCCTTCTTTTAGTCTGATCTCGTATACATTTCCACCATCTTCTTCACCTATCCACTTGAGGGAATGAGTGGAGTTTGGCCACGCTTTCGAGGAGAATGTGAGCCTGAATCCAGATGCAACGGAGATCGGTACGATTTCATTATCTTCGAGGACGGCGTCAATGATCTCAGTCATACCGCAAACGAAAGCCTCTTCGTAAAGGCCGTGTTTGTCAGAGTCAAAGACCCACTGGTGGTGAAGAAGATAAGGGGCGATGGAACAGATTTGTGTTTTATTTTTCATAGGTTGGTATAATTTAAAAGCCCCCCCTTTAGTAGGGTAGGGCCGGTGGGTTTAGTTCATTAAGTAGTCCAGCAACAACATAATCGCTAGAAATATTACGAAAGGCATCGTAGCCTGAATGTAATCAAACATGTCGCTTTCGGTCAGCCCGCTCCCTCATCTTGCGGAGGCGGCGGGCTTCTGTTCTAGCCATGTTCGTTACGACTACTATCATAGTAAGCGGAGCCATTAGTATCAGGCCGATGATTTGTAAATAGTCCATAGCTAGAATCTACTGACTGATTGAACTACCTCATCGAGGTCGGCAGGTTGAGCCTTCTCAAGCCTGATGAAACCTTCAGAGATCTCATCGTAGGTCAGATCTTCGATGTGGAAGATCTCTCCACCTAACCAACAGAAATTTTCGAGTTTAATTTCATCTGCAAAAAGTTCGAGGGCTTCTGCCCTATCGTCGAACTCGTACCATTCATTGAACGGCGACGAGCCTGACGTGGCTGAGTGATATAGTTTGGTATCGTCGGAACGATACCAGTCCGGCTTATTGGATTGGCTAGCGTATTTCATTAGTCAGTGTGGTTGTGTCCGATGAAGACGGACATGTGTTCTTCAAGGTCAGCGACCTCGTTCAGGATTTCCACTATCGGGCCATACTTCGCGGCGTCCAGATAGACGACACGGCTCAAGGTCCGGTTGGAGAGCCAGCACATGTTGCTCTCCTTGTGGTAGTTTAACGTCTCCCATCCGGCTAGTAGGCCGAGGGACTTCTGTAGTTGAGACAGCTCAAGATGAGCCACTTCTATTGGCATTATTGTAGTCATAGTTTATTGGTTTGTTGGTTAGATTTTTACTCACTAGCTCGATGGCAAGAGGTGCATAGGAAGACAACGTCTAGTTGATGCTCCTTAGCGTAGCCTTTGTGGTGGTGCGCCTCGATTCTCATCTGAGAGTTACCGCACTTGGTGCAAGATGTAGGTCTCGTAAGAACACCCTTCTTGATCGCCCGCCTCACGGCTTCATGTGCGCTCTTCTTCTCGGGTGACTTCTTGTAGGCGGCTCTCCTTCGGTCAGCGTAGACATCTTTCTTTTTAAGGTAGTCCTTTCGCTGTGCTTTGTGTTTGCAGGCACGGCACTGCGTCTGCAATCCGTCTTCCTTTCCGGCATCCTTGTTGAATTCGGTCTTCAGCAATATCTCCTTGCATCCGGTGCAGGGTTTCAGGAGATCACAGAAATCCATTTGATCATTTTTCATCTAAGTCAGAGAATCGGGATTCGAGGGTCTGTTGCAGGACAGTGAGAGCGCGGCGGCAGTCGATGGTCTCATCTTGGAGCCGCCCCAATTCTTGCTCCATTTTTATTTTCTTCTCCAGCAACTTTTCGTAGGTATTTGATTGGCTTCGCAAAGCGATGATCAGGTCATTTATATCAGTCATATTTTCTTTATTCAGTCTCAGGTTAATTCCTGATTGCTGCCCCCTCCGACGGGAAGGGGCAGTGTATCAAGAATCACTAGCCATTGAGGGTAGCAGTGAGAACACGATGGCCTTCCTCGATAGAGGACTCATCATGTGAGGTGAGCAGGTAGTCAGCGAAGTTCACCTTATGCTTCGCAGCAGTGCCGTACTCACTGGAGTATGCCTTGGCAGAGCTAGACGTATCACGCCCTACACCGTCACCGGATGTCCAGTATTCGGTCGCTCCGTTGAGAACGTCATACATGGTCTCGCCACTGTTACCCCTGCCTCTGATTGCGAGATCCGTGATACCGGATACGGCATTCAGGGTTCGGGTTGAGAACTTGTCCACCTTGCCAGCACTCTTGATGAAGTATCCAGCAGCGATAGCTGAGATGTCCTGCTCGACCACCTTCTGAGTGGCTAGGATCCCCATCGCTTCGGCGAAGTGTTTCCGCTGCTCGATCAGGCCAGTGATGTCCTTCGTGAGATCGGCACACTTGATGTCCACGTTGCCACTGTGGGTGACCTTTAGGTCGATGTATCCTTTACTGCCAGCGAGGGCAGCGTGGATGCTGTTAGAGCAGCACAAGCGCAAGTCCGACAGGAACACACGGTTCGCAGTTCCGTTGTGTCCCCCTACTACGTTGAGGTAGCCACTATGCTTCTCACCATTGATGGTGTGATCGTCCATCTTGAAGCTCATGAAGAATGTCTTGAGACCGTTCAGAGTCCCCATCGCGGACAGTTTCGAGTCCGGCGCAGACTGTCTGAGGGCATTCACAACGGGTCTCGCGAAGGTCTCATTCTCGATCTTTTGATACTTCTTCGTCGCCATGTGCAGTGGCACAAGACCATCAGCAGTATCTGCCATGAGGTGCTTGTGGTTGTCGAGCGGGATCGACTCCCCATTGATGGTGGCATACACATCTGCCATCCTGATCGGGAAGAACACTCCGTTCTCCTTCGCATCACGGGGCGTGATGAACTCGCCTTCAGACTCCTTCTCCAAACCGTGATACATACGGTATTCGGAACCTTGTGGGATGAGGACGCTATCGATTTCTTTAATTCCAGACATAATGTTATTTTCTATTTGGTTTTGGTTTATTCGGACCTTCTGGTCCCCTACGGCCCTACCGTTGTGGTAGGACCGACGGGGGCAAGCTGCCACTTATCTGGCAGGCAGTCAACTTCTTTTCACCACTTTTTAAACTTTTAGTGGTTTAGCCATGCTAGCTTCAAACTTGGCGATGTCCTCGATCCGCTCAACAACATCTTCCCAGTGGTAGCAGATGTGATCACCTTCGTATGGGTAGTCCTTGTCCGCTTCCACATGGTCAGGGCCATACACCCAATAGTCAGTTTCATAAGCTGACCCCATGTATTCGACATCGATCAGGCACCCATGCTTCTTCGCAAGCCGTCGAGCTTTCGCTCTTGCACTGGCATGGCGGTCCTTCGTCCGTTTAGGCTGGACTGGAGGTGTGATTTTGGAGGGCGCAATCAGCTTCCACACTGCACATACTCTAGCACGCTGCTTGAGACGTTTGTCAGCGATGCTCACAATCTCACGAAGCCTCCCGCAGGTCGCTCTACGTCCTGACACTACCTGATAATGGTTGCCAGCGATGACGAGAAAGACCACACCAGCCTTACGATCTCCTTTGCTGTGTCTACGCCATTGGGCGAAGGTCAAACCTTTGCCTGTCGGGGCGGAGTAGGCCCTTTCGGCGAATACTCCTGATTCGAGGAGGGCTTCTAAGACATGGCGGTCTTCAGATCCTTTGACGAATCTCTGTCCTGATCGGCAACGGATGGCGTAGGCTGCGTCATCCGTGGATGCTCCGGTGATTGCGGAGATGGCGGCGGGTCCGCAGTAGCGGTTCTTCCCGTGTATTTGGTGGAGTTTCATACTCATAGTCATATTTTATTTGGTTATTGTTTATTACCCAAAAGCATTAAATAGCAGTTGGATCACGGCTCGGACGATTGTGTCAATGCCGATGGCATGCAGGGCGGCAACCGCCGGAATGAATCCGACGATTGTCCACGTTAGTTGTCTATATGTCATAACTTGTTATAGGTTAGATTCCCACTCCAATTGGAATTTATCTGGCACTTGGGCGAGGTAATCGCCGTTTGAGTATGCCAAACTACGGGAGACTAGATAGCCTTTGATAAAGGTATCGCAGGCTAGATACAGGCTTGTAGCTTCCTCCCTCCACGGGGCGAGCTTCGCCAACTCAGGAGAGACAATTTCAACGCCCGACTTTAAAGTCAGGCCCCATTCATATACATTCTTACTCATATTGATACGGTCATTATTTTTAATCTAAAGGTGAAACCTAACTCCTTTAGAGCTTGGATGTCACCATCGGTCAAGGACTTTCGTCCTGTCAGCTTCTGTATGGATCGCTGCACTGCGGCATCTGCCACATATGTCAGCGTGTTTCCGTACACGTCTTTCTGGATTACTTCTATTGTCATAACTTGTTATGGTTCGGGGTTAGGCGTAGCAGCACACATAGCTCGCACCTTCAACGTCACTTTTAGAGAGGCTAGTGATCTCACTGAAGTGAGCGAACTGGTCGGGGTCATCTTCGATGTAGGTGAGATCGATGATGATGTCACCACCGCAGGTATTCACATACCCGCTATCGGAATAGTCATCCATTAAGCGATCCAGCGTATTGGGATCAGTCTTGAAGATTAATGTCGTTACTTTAATTGTTTTCATTTTTGGTCGGGGTTCGGGGTTCGGGGTTATAATTTGAATTGAGTGGTTTTGAACTGACCTTTGCCAGTGGCGATAATGCGCTCCCCAAAGGTGGGGGAGCTTTCGTCTGCGTCGATGGATGTCATCCTCCACCGACCTATCCGACCGGACGGGAGACGGTTGAAGTTTAAATATACATCCTCTGTCACCGTAAATCTCTCCTCATCGTGAGACAGAGTCTCTATAGGGAGTCTGACTTCTCCTGCCTCCCCCAATGGGGGGAGGTCTCCGAGTATTTCCTCTACCCTACAACCTAGAAGGTTGCTGAGTGCTGCTAGTGTTCTGTTCTCTTTTACGTCTGTTGTCATAATTTATTATGGTTTGGGTTTAGTGGTTCGGGATTAGTGAGTCAGGATGACTACGTCAGCTTTGTTATCTGAGCCACAGAAGTGGCCTTGTGGAGTGCATTCACCGCAGAGACCAGAACATACGAAGACACGCTTTAATCCCGCCTCTTTGGCGTATTCTCGCGCCTTCTGTCTGTATTCTGTCGTATTGTATTCGACCCCTCCTTTGGAGCCGATTGCTTTGAACCATCCTCTCGTGATCGGCAAGGCAAGAACACGTCTTGCAATCCCGCTGTTCTCATTGAATCGACTGCCATTTGAGAGATTCAAACGGTAGTTTGTAGGCCACTCTCCAGTGAAACTGGCAAGTTCTTCCCAGCTTTTGCTGTAGCCGTAGGCTTTCAAGATCGGCTTGTTACGAAGTAAGGACATCCACTTGTCTACCGTTTCGACAGAGTCGAAGTCACCGTCTACGAAGAGTCGGAAGTCAATCTTCGATTGTGACTTGAATTGCTTTGTCTGTAAGACACGGTCAAGCTCTGCTTGGACAAGATCAAACCGGAATCTCTGTAAGAGACTGTTGCGAAGTTGGCGGAAGAAAGGGTGGACATTCCTCCAGCCTTTCAGGCTGTAGCAGAAGTTCTTGCATTCTCCGGCTCCGCCGCAGTCCATGAGTGGCATGGAAGACCAGCTTAGAAACGGTAGTTTCTTGTTACCATTCGCGGCGAAGGCTTTGCCTTTCACACCAATGGCGATTCCGGCTTCGTCACTAGTGACAAGGGAATGCTGCCACAGGATAAAGTTTGCAAAGCAATTCTGCCAATGCTTACTGGCAGTCTTGATTTCTTGTGGCATAGCCACAGTCTTTCCTTCTTTGGTTGCTGCCAAGGCAGCTTGAGAGAAGGCTATCAGGGTTTTATGTTTTACGGTAGTAGTCATGGTTTTTGGTTTTGGAATCGTGATCGTCCTTCCGACGATAGAAAGCTTATCAGCTTTGTGGATTGGAGCTTCAGTGTCCTTTAGGACAAAGGACGAGAACTTATAGGGGTTGTAAGTTACAGTCTCACCTTCGGTGAGGGGCTTACCATCGACAAGATCGCCGATGATGTAGGCATGGACGTTCTTCTTGCCCTCTCGCAAGACCCTTTGCCGACCAGCTTCGCTGACTTTAAAGGTGACGTTCTCAAGATGAGCCTCGGACATATGCTTCCAAACACGCCATCCTTTAGGCGTTTGGGTTTGGACAGAGAGGCATTTACGGTGGAGGTTGAAGTAGATTCGGACTTTCATTTTGGTTTCAATTCTTAAGGCTATCGAGCCGTCCAGCCACTCCCTTTAAAAGGGAGCAGCGGGCAGGCTGCAGGATCAGGCGATCAGGTGATTAAAGTGGACTGTGTCCACTAGCTTGTAGGTGATCGTCTCTTCATGGCGGTGTCGTTTTCCAAACGGCTTCCTAAGTATGAAGGAGAGGATTCTGGCATTCAGCCTCCGAAGAGGCTGCGGAAGGAAGGGAAATTCAAGCTTACGCTTGTTCCACTCAGCTTCTGGATCAAGGGATTCAAGGTCAATATCTACGTTATCTAGATAACGTAGGACATCGCTTACTTGCACCTTCGTATCATTTCTAAACTTAGAAGAACTAAGATAAGATCTTAGGTCTTCTAGTGTCTGGTTGGTTTCTACGATTACTTCGTAATATTCGTTTTCTAATTCAGTCATAACTTGTTATGGTTGGGGTTTAGATGCTCCAAGCGTGGCCGTCCTCGTGGGCTTCCATGACTCTGTCTCTATGAGACTGCTCAATCTTCTTAGCCTTTGTGGGAGTTTCAAACTCCCACCAAGTTGGTCCTTCGGACCATTCAAACAGTTCAGTGATCCATCTCTCAACATGAGAGATGGTGGCTGGAAGAATGGATACGAGACCGTTGGTTTCGACTCCGTCGCAGTCTCTCCCACCATGAACGATAGCAACTTTGTTGTTTTCAGCCATCTTACTTATCTCTCTACCGAGAGATACCTTGTTCGCTAGGTGGTCATGCACCCTCCGTGAAGGAAGGGTTCTACGGCTTATTGTTTCGTGAAACAATAGTTCCCCTTTTCGGGTGAAGCCTCTAACCCTCAATCTGTCATTGACGATTATGTCACCGTTTCTAATCCAACTGTTTTTAATAAACCTAGTTTTTGTATTGTTGTTTGTTGTCATCACCCTCTAAGGCCATCGACTCATCCTCTCGTCATCTTCGATGACTGTGCGCGCTGCGCCTATACATGCACACGTATACATGCACACGGATTCGTGCATAGGGATACGGGATTCGGGGTTCAATCGACATTCCAACGGAATCTCTCCTGAAGAGCCTTCACCCGAAGGGTGAACCCCGAATCCCTAAACATTTTTCCTGAACCATGAACAGAGTTCATGGATCAGGGTTCGTGATACGTGATACGTGATACGCCACGGGTGGGGGTGCGCTTTTTTGCGCGAGCTGGCACATGTATATATCTATGTTTAGAAAAAAATTGACGAAGGTCCAGCTATCGGATAGAGTCGGCTATGGCCCAATACGACCCGAAAAAGAAAAAAGAATACTATTTAAAGAATCGGGAAAAGCGTCTCGATTACCAAAATGATTACTACCGGAAGACGAAATACAGCTATTCTCGGAAGTTGGAGATAAGCAAAGTCCTTGAACCAGAGGAATATGAGGCGTTCAAAAAACGTGTAAGTAACTACAACAAAGAGTATTACCATAAAAACAGAGCTAAAATCATGGCTAAACGTAGTGCTAGAAAAGCGGCACTCAAAACCCAATAAAAAACTTTTCTTCTAGGCCTTTAGTACTGTATAATATATTATAGAGTACTAAGAGCCTCAGAGAAAAGTTTTTTTTACCCCTTTAGATATGATCGATTACAAGATACCGAAAAACTGGAAGCCCATCGAAGGCGCATCACATTACGCTTTGACCGATGATAATTACATATTCAACCTCAAAACCGACAAAAAGATAAAGCGGTATTGGCAAAACCTAAAATACCACTCTTTTGTTACTGACGATGGTGGTGTGTATAGGAGGGTAAACCACAACAACCCCTCTGTAGTTCGGTATGGACTACCAGATGAGGAGTTTGTCGTAGTCGCAGGTTACCCCGATTACAAGGTAACGCCTTACGGTGCGGTTTGGAAATACCGGAATACTGGTAAGCGGTATAGGGGCCATCCTTTTTTAGTGAACACTAAGGACTTCGGAGAAAAGGAGTATGCTCGCCTCCGCACACAAGACGGTCGCGCCCACTGGGTTCGCATGGAGAAGATCATGGAGGAGGCTTACCCCAATGATTGACATTGCCTGTCAATTCAATATACTCGCCAAGTATGTCAAACTTAATTGACTTAGACGGCCTCGACTTAGGGAGCCTTGATGAGAAGGGTAAGCCTGTTGAAACACGTCTCAAGGATGTAAAAGCAGCTATAGGCATCTTTGCAACCTTGCTCCGCGCTGATGAGAAGTCCGCTGTTAACCGTTCTCGGATTGACAGTATGTTTGACGGCAATGCCCCATACAGCCAATCACAGTTAGCGGCTAGTGGTCAGGGACTCAAGACCAACTTGAACTTCGGCGAAGCCCAGCGTTTGCTAGACATCTCTCTTTCGGCCTACGTTGACCTCTACAGCTCTTTAGAGAAGCTAGTGGAGGTAAAGGCTACAACGGGCGAGAGAAGCGAGACAAAGCCAAAGGAGGACATCGTAGCGGAAGAGCTGACAAACCTCTTCCGCCGCTGGCCAGAGTTCCACAGTAGCTACCTTCGTCTTTGCACGCAGTTCATCAAGCACGGCGTAGGTATTGCCTACTTCGACTCACCGGAAGACTGGAAGTTCCGTGTCGGCGGTTTCGCTGACATACTTATTCCGCGACAGTCAGCCGCTTCGGAGAATGGTATCGACATCGCTGTAGGTCGCCGCCAATATCAGTTACACGAGCTATACCACTTCATTAAGAACGAGAAAGCCGCTAAAGCGGTCGGCTGGAACGTAGCAGAGGTCAAGCGAGTCATGATGGAGAACGTCAAGACTTCGGGCCGCGCCTATACGTCTGGCAACACATATTCTGACTACGAGGCATTGCAGGCTGAGATCAAGAACAACGATCTCTACACTGGCATCCAGAACCCAACCGTTGACGTATTGCATTACTGGGTGCGGGAGATCGACGGTAGCGTAAGTCACTACATCTCCGCTGAGTCTAGTCCTAAAGATTTCCTATACAAGAAGATCAGTCGCTACGACTCTCCTGAACAAGCCTATATCTTCTTCACCTACGGAGTCGGGAGTAACGGCACTTATCATTCGATTAGAGGACTCGGCCAGCGGATCTTCGCTCACGTTCAGACAAGTAACAGGCTTCGTTGCCAGCAGATTGACGGCGCGATGTTAGCTTCGGCTGTTATGATTCAGCCAGAGAACCAACGCTCTCTAGACGAACTCAGCTTCACATTCTACGGCGCATATGCAGTGATGTCACCTAACGTAAAGATTGTCGAGAAGGCTATTCCTAACTTAGGCACGGCAGTCCAGCCAGCCTTGCAGGATCTGACGCAACAGCTCTCGCTAAACACCGACACGATGTCGCCGTATGGACCGAACCAGACTTCGCCATACAAGAACCAGATGCAGGTTGTGGCGGACATGGATGTGGCTACACGGATTAGTGGTTCAACGCTAAACCTCTTCTACTCAAGTTGGACTCGCCTTATGCGCGAGATGGTCCGCCGTATTGTTCAGGTCAAGCGGCCTGATGCGGCGATTAAAGATTTCTTCGACCGTTGTGAGAAGCGGGGCGTAGAAAAAGAATTCATTAAGAAATTAGATGTCGCACAGACCAAAGCAGTTCGTTCCATTGGTAATGGATCGCACGCAAACAGACTCGTCTCGCTTCGCGAGCTTCAAGGAATTAGTGGCCAATTCGACGACGTTGGTCGCCGCAACCTTACTCGTGACATCGTTAGCACTCGTGTCGGTCACGACCTCGCGGATCGCTACGTTCCGGCGCAAGAAGACGACAGGCAAACGGTAGACACCAAGATCGCTTATCTTGAGAACCAGCAATTGCAACAAGGCCAGCCAGTTCCGGTTGTCTCTAGCGAGCTACATGGCCAGCACTTGCAGCTACACGTTCCGTTGTTGCAGCAGTTCATTCAGGCCATCAACGAAGGACAGGCTGATCCACAGCAGGTTCTTCCGGCATTGCAGGCACTTTACCAGCACATTGCTGAGACCGCTCAATACGCTGCTGGAGATCCCGCATTGGAGGCCGTAGTGTCGAACGCGAAGCAGATTCTACAGTATGCTGAGGAAGCGATCAACAACACCATGAAGGCGTTGGAGAAGATCCAGAGAGAACAACAGCAAATTTCTGAAGAAGAGGGTGGACAACCTCAAGCATCTGAGGTAGATATGAAGCTACAGAAGGCGCAAGTCGATATGCAGATTGCACAGCAGAAGGCTGAACTTGAGATGGCTATTAAGCAGAAGAAGTTCGACCAAGAGCAAGCGATCCGTGATGCGGAAGCGGCTTTGAAGTTTCGTGAATCAGAATAATGCCAGCAAAGAAGGCCGCAAAGAAAGCAGCAAAGAAGATTGCCGTTCCAATCAAACTGGAGCGGTGGTTTAACGACATTAAGTCTGTAACACATTTACAGGAACTCATCGATGATCCTGTATTTCAACAAGCTGTTGCCATCCTTAAGGAAGCTTCTGGCCCCACTGTAACCTCTTTAGATTCCGACCCGCAAGCCAACAGCCATAAACTGGCTTGGTATGCGGGATACAGAGACGCCTTTAATGATTTGGAGAAGCTGACTCATCGGCCCTCCACCACAAAAACTAACCAACCAGACGAATGGACGCACCTGTAGAAGCAGCCGTAGAGGCCACTGAAGCCGTAGAAGCACCAACTAATGTAGATGCTTTACCTAATGCCGCTGAACCGACTTCATTTGAAGCCTCGTTAGAAGCAGCGTTTTCTAACCTTGATCAAGCACCCGCAGAGCCAGAACCAGCCGCAGAGCCAGAACCTGTTGCAGAGGAACCAGCCGCAGAGCCGGAACCAGCCGCAGAGCCTGAAACGGAACCAGTGGCTGAGGAATCGTCGGAAGAGGTTCAGGATACGGGAAACGAGGTTAAGGAATCGGATGATCCTTTAGATAACCTAACGAAAGATTTGACAGAGGACATCGGCGACGACTGGACTCCTAAAGCGGCTAATCGATTTAAGGAACTCAAGACTGAGTTAAAGACAAACCGTTCTGAGTTGGAGCAGTTGCGTCAGCAATCGAAGGAATACGAATCGAAGATTCAGGAGTTGACGGGACTTGCTGAGAACAAGGATGTTGAGCAGCTACAAGAAAGGCTTGCTGAATATGAACAGCAGCAGGCTCTATCTAATCTAGAGCAAACTCAAGCGTATCAGCAGGCGGTATCACAGCCGTTGGAAGCTCTCGTTGAGCAGGCAGACCAGATTGCTGACAAATACGAGGTTGATTCGGATGCTTTGATTGACGTGTTGTCGTTAGACGATCCACAAGAGCAGGAAGAGCAGTTGTCTGAGCTTTTACCCAATGCTAGTGATCGCGATAAGGCAAAGATTTACAGGATCATGGAAGACATTGATCCTATTATACAACGTCGTGAGCAGCTTTATGAGAACGCAGATGCAGCATTGGCAGAAGCGAAGCAGCTTGAAGAGCAGCAACAATCAGCCGCCGCCGCAGAACAAGCTCAAATCAGAGAGACAGTTACTAAGAATGTCGTGGAAAAAGTCCAAGAAAAGTTACCTTTCCTCAAAGGAATCGAAGGTCTTGACATGTCAGCCATCCAGCAGAAGGCATCAGAGACTGACCCTACTGTCCTCCATCCTGTTGACCACGCCTACAATGCGGTCTCAGCCCAAGTGTTCCCGACGGTTGTTCGACAGTATCTTGAAATGAGGAAAGAAGTTGAGTCATTGACTGACCGACTTGCTGAGTATGAGGACGCGGAGCCAGCGATGTCTGGCCAGACTAAAGCACCAGCAGCCGGAGCCGGAGTATCAGATAGCGCAAGCTTTGAAGAGCGAGTGAATGCTGCTTTGGGTGCTGTGTGACCCCGTTGACAGATCGCCAGACAGTGTTAATATGCGCGTATCAGTTGGGTTGCTCTAGCCTTAAATAGTTCTAAACAACTGGTAAAGCACATAGAAACTCCGGTTGCTCTAGCCATTGATTAGTTCTAAGAGGTTCGCCCTAAACTCTTTTAGTTTCCGACCACGTTGGCTGGAAGCGCAAACCCTTATTTATTTAAAACAATGTCTACATTTGATCTTGGTTCCGCTGGAACCGCCGCCGTTAACACAATCCTCGCTCAAGAGGCTAACCGCATCAGCAGCGATATCCATGGAAGAACTCTCCACACCTCTCCATGGTTGGACCTCACTAAACAGTCCGCATTTCCCGATGGGATGGGATATGAGCAGACCACGCTCGTTTACGACCGTGCTGTTGCTGCTTCGGATCTTTCTAGTAATCCCGACACTCTCGGAGCTTCTTGGAATGATGTTTCTGGCCAGTTTGGGTCTACCGCTCTTGGTTCTGGTAACCTTGTTGGTGGTGCTAATGACGCAACTGGTGGCCGTGGTGATGGTTCTGACCAACGCTCTTTCGTTAAGTTCACTAAGAAACTGAAGTCATTTAAGCTTGAGCGTGCTGTGATTGAGTCTCCTCGCATCTCGCTTGAAGACCTCCGTTTCGCTGCACACCGTCAGGAGCAGCTTCGCGCCATCATGGACATCATGACGCAAGTTACCCGTAACACTTGGGAGAACCGCTACCGTGATGAGTTCGATAAGGTTGCTGACAACTTCGTCCTTTGTAAGACTGCTGCTTCTGAGTTCCGCGCTGGACAAGAAGGAAGCGCAGCTACCGCGATTGACGTTGACGCAGGTACTGATGGAGCAGATATCAATGCTAACATCTCGAATGCTATCCTCGATAAGGCGTATTTCCAGCTTATCCGCGCTGGTGCAGGTACTAACTCTTACGGTCGTGAGAACGGTCGTCCAGTATTCTCACTCGTCCTTTCTTCTGAAGCTTCTTACCAGCTTCAGACTGAGACTAACTTCCGCGATGATGTTCGATACAACAACGCTAAGGTTAGTGAGCTTATCGCCCCACTAGGTATTGAGAAGTCCTTCCGTGGATTCTACCACCTTGTTGATGATCTTGCTCCTCGCTTCCAAGCTGCTATCGATGGTAGTGACCACCTCGTTGCTGTTGACCCATACATCGCATCTTCTGACGCGACTGGTGGCGTTGTTGCCCCTAACCCAGCGTATGAGTCAGCTAAGTTTGAGACCGCCTTCATTCTTCACCCTGAAGTTTGCGAAGCCCTCATCCCTAACCCTATGACTGGGGGAGCTGGAATCAGCTTCGATCCTGTCAACTACCGTGGTAAGTTTGACTGGAAGAACATCGTTAACGAGATCACCAACCCAGACGGAACCATTGGTTTCTTCCGTGGGGTTCTCGCAAGCGCAACCAAGCCTATCAAAACTGAGTTTGGTTACGTCATCGTGTTCGACCGGACTTCGACCACACCAGCAGCTTAATTGACTGTTTAACACTTAACACGAACCCCGTTACCTGTCTCTAAAACGGGTAGCGGGGTTCTTTTTGGCTGTAACCGCACGCTGGACAAAAATGGTTGTATAAGGTAGGATTCGTCATCGCCGTAGAGAAGGCTATGACTGATGGCAGCAGCAAAACATAACATTACAGTAGGTCGCGGCGAAGATTTTTCGTTCACATTAACGATAGCAGCAAGCACTGGAAGTGCTGCTGTAAATTTAACGGGCGACACTTTTAAAGCAGAAGTCCGTCGTGATGCGGGGAAGCCCCTCGTCGCGACGTTCACAGTAAGTATTACAAACGCTACAAACCCCGCCACTGTTTCAGTAAAGCTACCTAAAGCAGAGACACTGAAGTTAGATGGAAACGCCCGCTATAAGTGGGATTTGTTCCGTATAGAAAGCAGTGGGAACACAACCCGCCTAATTTACGGGGATTTACAGATAGAGAATAACATCACCGACTTCTAATGTCTTTAACAGTAAATGAGAATGAGTATGGATTAACCGTTAGTGAAACCCCCACACACAGTCTGACTGTCAGTGGCACTAGCGCCCCGTTAACCATTGCTAGCGATGATTTAACTTTAACGGTTAGTGACACGCCTACTTCATTGCTTACCGTTACCGGCTCGACAGACCCGTCAATAACGGTTCAGGACAACAATATACTGCTAACGATTGACCAGTCTACGGGGTCATCCTCGTCGGCTAATCCGTTTGATCAGAATTTAAATACGACGGACTCCCCTACCTTCGCCGCTATAACGGTTAGCGGGACGGTAGATGGGCGAGATCTTTCCGTAGACGGCACTAAGCTGGACGGGATAGCGGTTCAGGCCAACAAATACGTCCACCCTACCTACACGTCCCGTAGTATTAATACTAGTGGAGCGTCTGTATTAGATGAATTTACCTCTGATGTTGCGGGCCATGTAACTAATATCACGACTAGGACGCTTACTTTAGCTGACTTAGGGTATACCGGAGCTGCGGACGCCAACAAATACGTCCTACCGACATCGTTTACAGCGAGGAATATTAATACTAGTGGGGCGCACGTCTTAGATACATTCACATCCGATACGTCGGGTCGTGTGACGGGGATCACTACTAGGCCGATATTGTTAGCTGACATTGGTTATACTGGAGATGCGGACGCTAACAAATTCATACACCCGACTCAAACAGTTAGGACTATTTCAGTAGACGCGACAGGAGCTGACGTTGTAGATGCTATTGCTTTTACGAGTGACGCGCTAGGTCATGTAACTTCAGCTAGCGCAACTAAAAGGACACTGACGTTAGCCGACTTAGGATATACCGGAGCTACCAACGCAGATGTGACCCCTTCTTGGGTTCCTTCGTCCGACCCTAACTATATATCAAGCGTAACAGCTACTGACGTTGGGTTAGGTAACGTTACAAACGAAAGTAAGGCTACGATGTTTGCTAGCCCTACCTTTACAGGTACAGTTAGTGGTGTAAGTAAGACACACGTTGGGTTGGGTAACGTAACAAACGAAAGTAAGGCTACGATGTTCGCTAGCCCTACCTTTACAGGTACACCTACAGCACCTACACCTACGTTAAGTGAAAACTCAACTAAATTAGCTACTACGGAGTATGTTAAAGGCCAGAACTACTTAACAAGCGTAACAGCTACTGACGTTGGGTTGGGTAACGTAACAAACGAAAGTAAGGCTACGATGTTCGCTAGCCCTACCTTTACAGGTACAGTTAGTGGTGTAAGTAAGACACACGTTGGCTTAGGTAACGTAACTAATGAAAGTAAGGCTACGATGTTTGCCAGCCCTACGTTTACAGGTACGCCTACAGCACCTACACCTACGTTAAGTGAAAACTCAACTAAATTAGCTACTACGGAGTATGTTAAAGGGCAAACGATAGCTTACTCGTCTTTAAGTGGAAAACCTACGATACCTAGTGGCAACCAGATAATAGACTGGACGACGGACCAAGGATCTACAGACATACATGTAAATAACTTACCTACGATCCCTTACTCGTCTATAAGTGGCACTCCTGCCGCTGCTCAGATAGTTGACTGGACGACGGACCAAGGTTCCACGGACATACACGCGGATAACATATCTGAGGCTAGTGTCACGCAACACCAAGGAGAGCTTTCTATTACGGAGTCCCAGATTAGTGACTTAGGGACTTACTTAACAGCCTCTAGCACAGATTTAGATAGCCGCTATTACACAGAGACTGAAACAAACCAGTTTTTAAATCTCAAAGCGAACTTAGCTAGCCCTACCTTTACAGGCGCACCTACAGCCCCTACGCCTACGTTAAGTGATAACACAACTAAAGTAGCTACTACGGAGTATGTTAAAGGTCAGAACTACTTAACAAGCGTAACAGCCACTGACGTTAGCTTAGGTAACGTAACAAACGAAAGTAAGGCTACGATGTTTGCTAGCCCTACCTTTACAGGTACGGTTAGTGGCGTAAGTAAGACACACGTTGGCTTAGGTAACGTAACAAACGAAAGTAAGGCGACTATGTTTGCCAGCCCTACGTTTACAGGGACAGTTAGTAGTAGTGCTGTTGATGTTAATGGGATCGTCGAAGCAAACGCATTTCGGACTGACTCCAGCAGCACTAGTTATAGCTTAATAACACGCGACACCGCAGCAAGTAACTATGTCTTATATGTTCAATCGCCTAACTCAGGCGGTAGTCAGAAGATAGTTACATTTGGTTACGGTAGTGCTACCGCTGGCCAAGCAACTGAAGTGTTTAGGATTTCTAGAGGTAATATCAACGCTTATAGTTCTAATCTTACAGTTGATGGTGTTATTGTAGGAACTACTAAAAACTTCTCAATAAAACACCCAACTAAAGAAGGTAAGAGATTAATACATTCTTGCATTGAGGGGCCGGAAATTGCAGTTTACTTTAGAGGAAGAAGTCAATCAAACACGATTCAGATGCCAGATTATTGGAGTGGTTTAGTCCGCCTCGATTCCATGACGGTAGAACTCACAGCTATCGGCCCCAACCAAAATCTTTATGTTGAAGATATCGCGGATAACGGGGAAGTGACTGTAGGGTCAGATACAGAAACACTCCTTAATTATTTCTATGTGGTGTATGGAGAACGAAAAGACATAGATAAACTAGAAATAGAAATTGACGACACAGGAGAAGTCGAGGGCTTAGAAGAGTCTGAAGCAGTTGAAGAAGACGAAGAAACCCTTGCAACCGACGAAGAATAATGCAAACTTTCTTACGTATGGAAGATAATATTGAACTTTCCCTAAACACCAACGAAATCGAAGCCCTTATAAAGTTAATCGATCTCGCGACGAAAGCCGCAGGTCTTCAAGTCGCTGAAGCCGCTGTTCACTTTACAAAGAAGCTCCAAGAAGCTGGAGCCTCTCTGCAAGAAGCTGCTGAAGATGAAGGCGAAGAAACCTAAAACCTAATCACATCATGGCCCTTAACCCATCCCCACAGAGACAGTCAGTCGTTACATTCCCTACCCCGAATGTTAACGACATCCTCTTTTTTGAAACCGTTGATGCGGAGAGGGTTGGGCCTGATGTTCCTAAATACGGGTCTAACCACCCCGACTACAAAAAGTGGCCAAACCACCGACTGGTTCATATTGAAGCAGCAGACGACCAGACTCGTTACTACCGTTACTACTACGCGGCTGACCAGCTAGAGCAGGACAACGACAACTGGTCTTACAGTGAGGCTGATATTGGCGGCACTAAGTTCGACGCTGTTTCACGTGATTACGTAATCCGTCGTAGCGAGTTTAGCTCTACCGTTCCCGCAATGGGAGCGACTATGCCAGATACTCCAACAGGCAAGTTCAGTGGCACACACGTTCTGGCGGAGCGTAAGCAGATTCCTCTAAACGACAAGATTCTAAACGGCCTGTATGTCGTCGAGCAACGGGTTTACGTGAAGAAGGTTCCATTGTCTCGTCTAGACTTTGATGAGTTCTTCAAGACGACGAACGAGACTAAACAGATACTTTATTATGGAGGCGAGGTCGTATCTGAAGCTACTGTGGTAATAGGTGGGAATACGACACAAAACCCAACAATCGCGCAATTAGAAGATAATCCAGATAATGCCTACGTTGGCCCACCAGCTAACAATACACCCTACTGGGGCATGAATTCCGGCACGATCCGCACTGTTCAGCAGTTATCAGACAACTGGTTTGCCGTTACTGAGCAGGAGGTTGTTAAGTGTCCTACTTCTGGTAATGATTCTAGGGTGAGTCTCCAGACTCACATGAGCGCAGAGGTCAGTAATAGATTATCTGGAAAGAGTCCCTCAACCGCTCAAAATATTTTTGACCCCTACACTGTTCAATCTAACCTTCAAAGGAATACAAATTGTTGGGCGCATGGTTTAAAAGGTCTGACAGGTTTTGTTGCGTGGAATAGTAGAACGGGTCAAGAGAAAATGATGGGGGGTGTAGCCGTTACTAAACGACATGTTCTATACACTGAACACGCCCCGTATGTTGTAGGCAATAAAGTTTATTTTGTTACCAAGCATGATGTTTTAATTGAGCGCACTATTATAGCTGTAAAAGTTCATCCCAACGCTCAAACAGGTCAAGCCTCTCATGATGACGGAGACTTTGGAATTGCGTTATTAGACCAAGAGCTACCTGCGTCTATCGAACCAGTAAAAGTTTTACCGATCAATGCGTATCAGTATTTTGATTCTAGTTATTTCCCTTCAACTACAAACACTACATGGGACGCTGGTAGCAGTAATGAGTTTTTAGTGTTTGGGACGGACCAAGAAGAAAAAGCCCTTGTAAGAAAACTCACGTTTCTTCAATTTAAACACTTCGTTGACCCAACTCCTGACGCATATGACACACCATCTGATGCGGATCACTCTGCTAATTATGGTAAGTTTTTTGGGGGGTCACCTAGTAGCACCTATTCGTCGTGGTATGAAGCTTTAGTAAATAACGATTCGGGTAATCCGATAGTGGCTGTAATTAATGGAGAGTGTGTCTTAATAGGTCTCGTTAGTGTAGGAGGAGGAGGAGAAGGAGGATTCGTAAGCGCACCTAGAAATTATAATGACATAAACCGAATGATTTCGGATCTGGATGTTGAATATGCAGCTCAAAGCACGCGCCCCACAGATTCCAGCGACAGTATACCAGACTATTTTGTAAAAGGGTATCAACTTGACCCTATAGATCTAACTTACAACTTTATTAATTACCGCCCTGATGATGAGACATCGACTTACGCGCCTAATGCATGCGCTCGCCTTCGTTACGAGACAGTAGTTAACTATGCTTTCCCACCCATTTTACAAGACGTTCAGTTTGATGTATGGAACTTGAGGTCTGGTGGCGCGAGAACTTATCCTAGAGTTCTCTATTCAAAAGGCGCCTTCAGAGGTCCATGTAAAGCAGTAGTTGATATTAGCTGGTCTACGACTCAACCAGTTGGTTTAGAGGCAGGTGAGAAACCAATACCAGAAGTGATCTCGATTAAGAACCCGTTATTCACTTTAGATATACCTCCGACCCTCCACCCATCATTATACTTCACTGTAAGTATTAATAGCGACGAGACTTGGAATAACACAGGTGCAGTCTATAACAAGAACGCAACCAACGTAACGACATGGGAGCCACACATCATATCTTCAGAAGTAAAACCGTTTAGGGGTGGGTGGCTCATGGAGACAGTAACTGTTTATCCTCCATCATGAAGCCCGAAGACAGTTCTGATATTCCTCTACCGATACCGTTAGAGGGTGCGCCTGAAGGTCCGCGTGACTTTACGGGTGATTTTGATGACAACTACGACACAACGACTGGGAGTGTTAGTCCTGAAGATCCAGCTTACAAGCCGTATCCGTTTGCCTTGCGGCCTGCTCCTGCTGTTAGTGGTCAGGAAGGGATACACATTTATTACGGTGTTCTAGTGCATCAGATTAACCGGATGGTGTTTAATACGGACGGGTTGGTATCGCAGACTGGTATAGGCAACCCACAAGTAGTCACTCCGTCTAATTTAGAGCCGCCAGCAAACAGTCCATTAGAAAACCGATACAAGTTCTATAGACTGAACTGGCGGGGTAATGTTTATCTTTATTGGGAGACTAACAGTTCAGGTGCTGTTACTTTATGTGATATTAGAGGGGATGATGGGAATGGCGATCCTCCCCCACAACAAAATTTACCTAATGACAACGGCGGTAAGTTCTACGTTAAGATTGGTTATGTAGCCCCTAAAGGGGTAGGAGCTTCGGAAGACGTTGGTTATGAGATAGAAAACCTAGACCAAAACATATCCACTGACGTTTACTGGTTAACAGCTTTTGGTGTTCAGGAAGATTCTTCTTCATCTTCTTCCTCTTCTTCCTCTTCCTCTTCTTCCTCTTCCTCTTCCTCTTCTTCCTCTTCCTCTTCTTCCTCTTCTTCCTCTTCATCCGGTTCTGACAAATCTACCGCTATTGTGCCTATGGACTGGCATGACAAAGGATACGGTGCGTTGTTCACGATGGAATCCAATGAGGTTCTCTTTGAGTTCGTGATGAGGGATGTGCCGTTAGAAGGAGCCAATACAGTAGCCCGAATCGATGACAGGTTCTTGGTAGTGTGTGAACCGGACTCGATGACTGTTACAGGAATATCCGGCGACAAGGCTGGATCAGTTGGTGCGGTGGTTGAGAAGAACAACGTGATTCTTTCGGCGTGGCCTTTATCTTTTTTACGGCCTTCTAAGGTAACTTTGAAACTGACCGGAACCCGTAAAGGCTTTAGAGGGTTTGATATGCCTGAGCGTAGTAAAGAGCAGTTCATAGCTAACGAGAACTTTATTAACTCAGCTTACCCGAGAGAATAAATGGCGGCACCGAACGGAAAGTGTAGGGCGCGGCTCGTCGTCACTGACGATGGGGTGAGCGGAGACCCCATCGACTTGTATTGGGACGACAGCGTTCAATACTATACTGCTGCTGCGTCTTATACCCTTTATTGGAACGGTAGTTCGGAATGGATAATACTCGATGTGTTTTTCCAGCAATGGGAGGGAGGTTCCAGTGAAAATGATGCTTCGGGAACCTATACAAGCAGTAATTCGTCTTCGTCTTCTTCTTCGTCTTCTTCATCTACTGTAACCATAGAGGTTACCGTTCATGATTCCCCTTGTAGTCCTGATAGTTCTAGCTCTTCAGCCTCTAGTTCTAGCTCTTCAGCCTCTAGTTCCAGCTCTTCAGCCTCTAGCTCTTCAGCCTCTAGCTCTTCAGCCTCTAGCTCTTCAGCCTCTAGCTCTTCAGCCTCTAGCTCTTCAGCCTCTAGCTCTAGCTCTTCAGGATCATCAAAAAGTTCATCCTCAGTATCTGAAGGAGACGGAAACCCATGAAGAATCTAACTGACTGGTTTGACCGCGTTTACGTGATCAACTGCGCCCATAGACCGGATCGTCTCGAAGAGACGAAGAAGCATCTGGAAGAAACCGGAATGGCTAATAATGACTGGGTTTACTATTATCCTGCTATAATCGGAGACTGGACAACCTGTCCGGCTGACTGGGGTTCTGGCAGAGGCGCGTGGGGTTGTTTACGTTCGCATCAAAGGATTCTGGAGGATGTCATCCATACTAGAGATGACCGCTACAATATGTCTTTGAACAACGTATTGGTATTAGAAGACGACGTGATATTTAAGGAAGACTCTTTAGAGAAGCTCAATGAGTTCATGGAAGACGTGCCGGAGGATTGGGGGCAGATCTATTTAGGTGGTCAACACCGCCGAGACCCCACACCTACTGACTCTCCTAATGTAATTGTCGGGAACTCTATTAACAGGACGCACGCCTACGCCGTTAATCAGTCTACTTTCACGTCGTTTTACCGCCATATATCATATGCGACGGACTACCGTAACACGAACAAGCACATTGACCACCAGCTTGAATTAGCCCACCGACGCAAGGATTGGCCAGTTTACTGCCCAAAAGAGTGGGTCGTAGGCCAGCGAGCTGGTGCGTCGAATATCAGTGGTAAAACACTTGAAACAAAATTTTGGTAGATGGAAAAAATCATACATCAGACTTGGAAAGATTACGACATCCCCCGTAACATTTATAGGGAATCGTGGCAAGACTCTTGGAAAAACATGAGTCCTGATTGGGAATATAAGTTTTGGACTGATGAGGATAACGAACGATTAGTTCGAGATGATTACCCTATGTTTTGGGATATTTTCCAAAAAGTTAAGAAGGGCGTAATAAAATCGGACTTATGCCGATTACTATACCTACACAAGCATGGGGGTATTTATGCGGATATGGACTTCATTTGCTTGAAGGATATGGATGCTCTACTAACCCCATTAGGGGACCATATAGTTTTAGGTAAGCACAATAATTCCGGACAACCACTACCAAATGCTTGGATGTATTCCCCTAAAGGGGATACCTTTTGGTTAGCTATGGCTTTCGATGCTTTTAACGATTTAGCAAAAAAAGTTAGTAGATCAACAGAACAAGTAGCTGGACCTGACCGCTTAAATTGGGCTGTTGATGTCCATAAACCTAATCATACTCTGTTATCCCACGATTTAATTTATCCTAGAGCGTGGGGGGATCCTGAATGTGATCGAGTAGCTAGAAGCATTGACTGGGAATGTGTAGATCTTTTGAAAGAAGCATACCCTAAAAGTTACGCAGTTACTTACTGGACTCATAACTGGTGATATGAAAAAAGTTTGTTTTACAACGACAATTAAATTTTGGGGTAAACAACAACGCCAGAGAATAAATTCTTTAAAAGAATTTTATTCTAAAAAAGGATGGGATACTTGTTGGTCAAATCCTGATGCGCTCTGCTACCGATGCAGATCTCAATCGATACAAATGATTTTACTCCTTGGATACGGGAAGGTATGGGTTTAGAGCATTTATCTGATGTAATTTAAAGAATTTCTCAGTGATTGACTTTGTGTTACCCTAATTGTAAAGTTATCCCATGCCAGCTTTGACCGTAAAGGCCGTAACTAAAGCCTTGTCTGAATACGTCCGGCCTGACGAAGATCTTGTAGCCAAGCTGAATCTAGTCATGCCCCGCCTGTATGGGATGGGGATGTGGAAAGATCTACTCTACGACCATTCTATCGACACTACGAACGATTATTTCGCGTTGCCTGAGCATTCTGAGAGCCTTTTAGGCGCGATGTTACAAGATTCTCCGGTTCAAGCTCGTTCTCAGTGGCATGATTACCGTATTTCTGGCTACGCGAAATCAGGACCAGCGCCTATTTTCGGTGTTGTGGACGATGGTTTCCACGAGGCTAAAGAGGATTTAGTTCATAAAACAGACACAGATGTCTATTATATCGTAGTCGAGCCAATCGCGCCAAAAACGACTTTACCTACTACTGGTTCGGTCACAGTCGTTTATGGAGAAGAAACTGATTTTGCGGTCGGTGAGGACGATGTTGAGAGCCACACGTTTGACCTAAATGGGACGGCCTCTTTGTCTACTCTTGTCAATAAAGTCGTCAGTATCAAGTCTGTTAGTTTTGCTGACGTTTCCGAAGAAGTTAAGGTCTCCGCTGTGGCTTCAACAGTCTCTGGTTCACACCTAACTTTTAAGTTGATCGGCAGTGATTTAAACGGAAATCGGGATGGTAAATGGCGTGGTATTGCCAATGGTGGTGATAAGCTTTTTTGCCCTCCCTACCACGAGGACTTCTTACTAGTTATAGATCCCGTAACGGATACGACAAGTAATGGGGGCGCAGTCGCCGGAACAAGTGCTAACCCCCCTTTAATCGGAAGCAAACTTGTCGATACTTTAAACGCTAGCGACGGGTTTATTTATGCGAACGCTTCTGGTTATAATAGTTATTTGAAGATTAACCCCTCTGCTGCGGGAACCGTTGGAGATCCTTACATTAGCGCACCTCCAGTGGGTAATCCTTCAGTAGCTACTGATTCCTACTTAGGATACAATCCCGAACATTTGAGAGGGGGAGCTGAAACCAACGGCAATATTTATTCCTCAGTATATAGTAGAGGGGCTACCGTTACTAATGATCAAGTTTCAACACCGTATGTTGTAAAATTTGACATTGATGCGACCTCTACTACGAATCACGTTTCTCCTTGGGGGAGAACAGAATTACCGATTAACTTCCCAACTGATTCTAGCGGTAATAGAACAGGAGGTATTTATGATGTCCGCCCTAATTGGGTTAGTGAGATTGATGATATTTCAACCTCACAGAATAATTTTAGGTGGGTTTACGATAGTTATATCGGGGCTACGAAAGCAGCAAACGGTAAAATTTATTTGACCCCCTACGGGGCTGATAAAATTGTAATTGTTAATCCTACTAATGATTCGGTAACAGTCGGTAGTGACCTTATCACCGGAAATGAGCCGTATTACACAGGCAAAATTGATTCTAATATTACTATTCATCACCCGTATTGGAATAAATACTCTGGAGGCACATTCGTGCCGTCAAATGGCTGTATCTACTGTTTCCCTAGACACGCAAACGCAATCCTTAAAATTGATACGTCTAATGATACTGCAACTGAGATCCCTCTTCCGGCGGCTCTACGGATTCGTGAAAATACTTATTTCAGCGGGACTTCTAGTGAGGTAGATGTTTACTTTAATAAATCGTTTTCGTCTGTATTAGGCCCAGACGGTATTGTCTACTCAGTCCCTTTTGAGATTCCTTACATATTTTGGATAGATCCGGCAACGGATGAGATAGGGTATAAAGAAATATCGGCTGAACTTACTGGATCAGGTGCTAAAACTAATACCGCCACTGACTCTTGGTATTCTTACGGTGCGGTTCATGGTAATTCCATCTACATGGCCCCTCAAAAGGCGAACTATGTCATGAAGATGAGCGTCCCTCCAAGAGAGCCGTCATCGGTTGGGGGGGTCAATGGGTCTCGGCGATACGCAGGAGACACTTCCTCAACCACAACACTAGCCGTAGTCAAAGGAGACGGCGTAGCTCGCTACCGTCGATTCCGGTTTAGTAATCCGTCCGCTGAGGTTAAGAACATTAAGCTTTTACTCAAGAGGGCGTGGGAGCCTGTCCTTGTTCAAGACGACCTAATCTATCTAGGTAACCTAAACGCTATTAAACACGGCCTTTTAGGCATGCTAGCAGAGGACAACGCTGATTTAGAACGCGCTCAATACCACTGGACGATCTGTCAAAAGCTTCTGGACGAGGAGCTAGACGCCGCCAGAGGAGCCGCCAAGCCCCGACTTTCTTTAGACCCATCAGGATCAGGGTCTGCTATTCTCAATATAATTTAAAATGTTTCGACATTTCACGAACTAAAACTCACAGTTAAACAACCCAAACATTATTTAATTTATGACTAACAACATCGACAAACAGACCTTCGGACAACGTGGGGCTAAGATCGTTACAGACACCTCCGCCACTACTGGCGAGTTCTGCGCTTTGCAGATCCTTGAGGATGCTACGTTCTCAGCTCTGACTTGGCCTGAGTTAGAAGGAGCGTTAACCTCAATTTCCATTCCTTCGGGGACGGTTATCTACGGTCAAATTACTGCCTTCACTCTGAGTTCAGGTAAGGTTCTCGCATACAAACAAGTATAATCGGCATGTCACGTCTCGGTCTCGGCTTAGGTATTACTAAGGGTGGGGTAATCCCCTTCAACCCCTTATCCTTGGACCCGTATCTCTTATTCGACTCAGAAACGTCGATGAAAGGCACGCTTGAGGCGTTTACACTGGACTTAGATCCATCGGTCCCATCGTCGCTCGACGTTATCACAGCGAACCGCAGCGGCGTTGCAACGTTCACCGATGCCAATGGAGTCATACAGTCAGCTAGTGCGAACACGGTGCGCGTTGACCACACTCAGGGAGCCGAGTTGACTCCGACGGTCTTTCAAAACGTTGGGAATACGGACTTTTCTAGTAATTGGAGCCACTACCTCTCAAATAGCAGTGTTCAAAGTGAAACCCTGAATGGTCAGCCTATTTTGCGCTGGACTACTACAGGCAATACTGCACAGCTCAAACACAGTATAAATACAGAAGAGGGGAAAAATTATACTTATAGTTTTTTTGTTCGTTCAGTTTCTAATGGTGGAGGCAATGGGTTTAGAGCTTGGTCTCAAAATTCACCTATTAATAATCATTCCGTAATAAATTTAGATTCAAATTTTCAAAAAATAGTTGTTACTTTTTCCGGTAAAGTCGGAGGAGGTAATGTTAGTATAGGGTTAGTTGAATTAGGAACACACACCATTGATAACGTCCTTGAATACTCAACGCCTCAAGTTGTTGACGGTGAGATTGAATACGACTTCGTGGCGAACACAACGGGCAGCCCGAAGTTTATCACAGGGGCAACCTTCGGCCCACGAGTGCCGATGATTCTGGTGGAGCCGTCGGCAACTAACTTGGTAACGAACACTGATTTTTCTTCTGGCTGGGGTTTACAAAGTTCCACAAAACAAGAAACAGATATTACATCTCCTTTCCAATCGCAAAATGCTCTTAGGGTTACAGCAAGCGAAACCTATGGGCGGATTCAAGACTACATAGGCTCCTCTTCAGTCACAACAATAAGTGTATATGTAAAGAGAGATTCGACCGATTCAAGAGTTAGCATAAACAGCGATGGTTTTGGAGCGGTAACTTTTAATCTTACTCAAGCTGGTGCCAGTTATCATTCTTTAGACGGTTCTCCGGCAGGTTATGATATTAAAGAACACGGAGACGGATGGTGGCGAATATCAGCATCTTTTTCTTCAGTCGATTATTTTAAATTATACCCTGACATTGAGTTAGGCACACGCTCAGTTCTTTTTGCACTACCTCAAGTCGAAGCCGGAAGTGTCGCCACGTCCTACATACCGACAGCAGGCGGTGACGCCGCTGCAAGAACGCGAGCCGCTGACAACCTTAGCATTGACCCTGATTCGACAAACCTCGTAACTCATTCTGACTTTTCTGGAGGGTGGCAGGAGTATCTGATTAACTCATCTGCCGGAAGTGGTTATTCATTAAATGCGTCTCGCGTAATTACCTCTACTGGAGCAAATGCGGCTTATTACATTCCTGTTCCAACAAGCAACGGGGCGACTTATACAGCATCAATCTGGGCAAGGCGCGTCTCGGGAAGCGGTGGTTGTAACATCATCTATTTAAGTTCACCCACAGCAAAGCAATCAATTTCCCTTACGAGTGAATTCCAAAAGTTTACCGCGACATTCACAGGTAAATCAGGTGGTGGAAATGTTAACTTCGGCGTCGATATAGTTACCTCTGGCGACTCAATTGAAATCGCGATGCCTCAAGTTGAACTCGGTAGCTCACCGACTGGATTCATCCCGACATCAGGCGCACCGGCATCGCGGACGGCCTTCACCGACTTCTTTTCAAGCTCAGAAGGAACGTTTTACGCTGAGTTTATTTTCAACGATGCTGATGGTGCTAACTCACTTATCTATGGGTCAGCCGATAATCAGCGGTTTGCCTACAAAAATCTAGGCTCTTCGTCTCCGCTCCTTAGTTATGATGGAGTTAACGTGTTAAACTACGGTCGTTTAGCTGCGGGGACTCTTTTGAGAACAGCCTTGAGCTATAACTCTAACACCATGGAGGGTTCTCAGGACGGTTCTGCCGCCACCATGAGCAATCAAACTGCTCCATTCCCACACACCGGCAACTTTCTTACGGCAAGCAAGCTGCACATCGGCTCTGACACAAATGGAGGAAAACAACTCAACGGCC